ATTTATATAATTTATTAGCATCAATGCCATAACCTGCGGCATTATCATGCCCTGCGACATAATTGAAATAATTACTTTCTTCTAAATATTTTTTTAGACTTGGTAAAGCAGAAAAATTTCCATCACTACGCAAAGAGCCTTGTAATTCATTTTTATCATTTCTGCGCGCAATAAGACAGGGCCGGTGGTATTTTGATACAATTGCCATAGCAACTAAACCGCTAAGTTCTTGCGGAATGTTATCACTAGGCTCAATTTCAACAACAATAATATTATTCTGTAATAAATCTTCTTTTTGAATTTTAAAATCAACTAAATCAATAGCCTTTTCTTTTAGTTTATTCTGACGGCTCTTAGCGTTTGTACCAACCCGCGCTGTCTGCTCTGCTGCGGTTTCGGTTTCTCCAAGTTTAGCCCCGCGCTTAGTACTTTGTACTTCTTTGTCTGGCTCAATAAAACAATAGAACATAGTTTCTTTTTCTTTTATAGAACCAACCCTTGTAATAGCATTGATAAGTGGAGCAATATAAAAAGCAATATCAATTGGATTTAGACCAGGCCATGGATATACAGCCTTTTCTTTTAGTGAAAATGATTGCGCGGCCAATAGCGTTTGAAATCCTTTATTAGTTATATTAGATAGCCCTTCTAACATTAGATAATTAGTTTCTACATTTGTTCTATCCATAACGTCCGCGATTTCACCAAGAGCAACTAAATCCAAATAATTATGAGATAATTCAACTCCTAATGTATCATCTAATACTTCACAAAATTTATATACAACGCCCGCGCCGCATAATGATTTATTCATATATTTAGGCGAAAGCTGATTATTTACAATAATGGTATTCTGAAAATTAGAAATAACTGGCTGCCCGTTATCGTCATATAACTGTTCATGGTGATCTAAACATAATACGTCTGTTCCCATTTCCCATAAACGCTGATGATATTCTACATCATAACTGCCGGCATCAGGTACAATTACTAAATCAAAATGTTCAATAGTATTTTCTAACCAATCAATTTTATCACTTAGACCATGTTGCTTATGCTCATGAACAGTAAAATTCAATTTTGCTTGCGGAAAAATACTTTTTACATAAAGCCATAAAATAGATGAACTAGTAAATCCATCAGCATCGCAGTCAACTACAAATAATATATTACTATTATTACGTAAATGTTTTAGTAGCATTTCTGCCGCGGCTTCAATATTCTCTAAATCATATGGATTCAATTCACAAGCAAAAGTTGGATACATAAATTTTTCTATATCTTGAACCCCTCTATCCCGCAAAATAGCAGCTAGCGCATTATCGGGATTTGTGGGATAATTATTACGTAGTCGATATTTCATAGACATTCTCCTTACTTTATTTTTACTCTATTTCTATATAATTCCTCAAAAACTTCTTTTCCCTTATCAAACGGGGAATCTTTTTCTTCCAAAAGATTGTCATAGTCCCATATATATGAAAATGTAGCCTGATTTTTATAGCGGCGACACAGCCCTTCAATTTTTTCACGCCATTTTTTAGCCTTGGCATCGCGCCAATCCTCATATTCTTTATCCAATGCTACAACTATTTCATTAGCGCCTAATATATCTGTCAGCATACTAATATGATATTTATTGAAGGTCGAGCCGCAACAGGCAACTGTATTACTCAATTCTCCATAATATCCATCATCTAATAAAACTGATTTTTCTGCTTCCGCAATTATTGCCGAACGCCGACGTTGAATACCGTTTTTATGCTCATATATTCCATATAAATTGAATTGTAATTGATGAGCATAGAGCGTATTTCCGATTTGTATTGGCCTATATTTACCATGTTCTTCTATTTCTTTTTTTTCTAGCGCTCGCCCGCGAATACCAACTAATCTGCCATTTATATCAAAATGCGGTATTATAATTTTATTTTGCCCCAATGAAAAACTAATTTTGAATTTATCCATTGCTTCTTTTGTAATACCATCTTTTAGCCAGGAAGGATGGTAATATTTTGTAAAGTAATCCAAAATTTGTGATGGATATTCTTGTAATATTGGAATGGTTTTATCAAATTGATATTTAGAAAAATCAATTTGCCAATTATTTTTTGTTTGTTGAGTGTTTGAAAATTTTATTTGCTTTATACAATGTTTTATATAATCTTCTGCTTCATCATCTTCAATAATTCTATCTTCGTTGATAGCAATAAATTTTTTGTATAAAGTAAATATAGACATTGCCTCGTTACATTCAGTATAACAGCGGAATACTTTATTATTTTGATACCAATATAATTTCATTGAATGAGCTTCATGTAATGGGTTGTGACAAATAGTAGGACAAATCAAATACCCTTTTTCTTTATTTATATCAATTTGATCTACCCCAAGACTTTCAAGAAATATTTTTACATCTTGTAAGGTAATAGATTCCATAATATCTTTTTTATTTATATCTATCAAATCTAATTCCGTATCTTGATTACTAAGCGTTGTTAGCATTAGCATTCTCCTTTACTTCGTCTCGCCAAAAATTGATTGGTTTTTCCAGCGCAGAAGAAAAAATATCTACAAAATTACTAATTGGTTGATTATCTGCGGTAGTAATAAATAAATCTTTTCTATAACCAGTGCCAAGATGTATGTGAGACCAAATTCTTACATTCTTATAACGTCCTCTTCTCATCTTATAAATATCTAAAATATGTGTTGGTCGCATATTTATATCTTCAATAATTGCTGGGTCAATAAGTCCTTCTCTTGCTGCGGTTCGTAAGGTTGGAACTAAACTATTCCAGGTTTTATCACTAACTCTTGTCATTACATAACCCATATCTGCCTTATCAGCAACTGCCTTACTACCACGAATACAGGCTTCATTTTTGAACTCTCCGTCGTCACTCATTGCGGCCGCATTTACCTGAGTAGCAGAAAAAATAAAAACATTATAATCTTTTGCGACTTGTTTCAATTGATTTGCCATCAACATAAGAACGACGTCTTCTCTTAGTCCGTTCTTTGTAAACTGAGACATCATACTTGCTGTCGTATGAATATAATCAAAAAATACATATTTCACTTCATCTATTGTCGCATATTTTCTAATTGTTGCTTCTATATTCGTAAGATTTGGATCGCTAATTTCTTCAATTATAAAATATTCATGATATTTTTGAATAATTGAGGCCGCGTATTTTACTCTACTAAGTTCTCCAAATTCATCATACTTTCCTCGCAAAATCTTATCTTCATCTACACCAGATAAATATGCCAGCATGATTGTTTGAAGTTCTTCCTTATCCATTTCTGTTACAATAAATAATACTTTACGAGGTTGTCTAAATTCTCCTGTCGCTCCTGAAATTTCTTCAATAAATACTTCTTGCTCGTGTGACCATCTAATTGGAAAGGCCAATCTACAAGCATCAAATACAGAAGTTCTTGTTTTACCAGCATTTGTGCTTGCTGACTTCAAAAAGAAACAGCCCTCGCGTGCTCCACGACAGGCAGAACTAAAAATTTTACCTTCTAAACTAGGTCCAATATTTGGAGCCTTTTGTAAGTTTTCAATCAGTTCAAATATTCCTTCTGATGGGTCTCCTTTTTTACGTCCGCCATTCAAAAAATCATTTCTAATAATATTATATTTTCCTTCAACTGAATTTAGAATTTCTTCAACAGTTGCGTTATCAAAACGTTCTTGAATTTCAACCGCCATCAAAGGGTCTTCTATATCTTTATCATCTATATAAAATTCACTTATATCATATTTATCTTTTTTTAGTCGTCTAAGAAGTGAATATTTTTTTAGACGATTATAATAAAACTCAAAATTGCTTGGTTCAGCAAATTCATAAGCAGATTTTAGAAAATCTAATCCGCCATTTTTTCTATATTCAATTGCACTATTTTCATGCTTATCAACTTCTTGATCCACTTCAATAGGCGTCAAGGTTTGAAGTCCTTGTTCATACAATTTTTTTATAATAACAAAACAGATACGCGCAACTGTAATATCAAAATCAGTTGGGCTTATATCTGCATATTCTAAAAAAAGAAGTGGATTAAGCATAAGACTACCAATAACTTGGCGATATGCCACCTTGTCCGATAATGTCAATTATATCTCCCCTTCAATCACAATCTAGCCAATCATCCGGATTCCATTCTTTTTTTATTGTTTTTGTATTTTCTTTTACGGGAACTATATGCTCTATCATTTTTGTTGTTGCTATTGCCCGCACAATTTGCTGATTAGAATTTTCAATTCGTTTCTTATATGTTCTCATATGTTCTACGGTAACTGGATTTACCAAACATAAAGATTCAACAAGTTTTTTCTTCTTTTCTACTTTATAAATATATTCTAAACAATCAATAATAATGTCATCTGTATAGCCAAAAGTATCAATTAGTCGCTTTCTCTCTGTCCAAATTCGCGGCCCCGGTGATTTCAATCCAAAAATTTTACATACTTGAATAGAAAATCTTTCTCTGGCTTGCTTTTCAGCTAAACAATTTTTACAATAGTTATGAGTTATTTTCGCATTTGTGCCAGCATATGCGACTAATTCTTCTTTTAGAAATTTTTCTCTACAACCATAACACATCAATGTTTTTGCCATATTATCACTTCCAATACTTTTTCTATAATTATTATAACATAAATTTCAGAAAAAGTCAATAAAAAGCCCGCTGTTCGCGGGCTTATACATATATGAATTACATTAGTTCTCGCATCTCATCAATAAATAGTTCAACTAAATCAACTTGAGAAGGCACTGCCTGACTTAGTTTGAATTCATCGGTGCCAAAAACTTTCTTGATAATATCACGCATAATATTGAGTTTTTGATCTTTTTCTTCATCAGTTGTCGCGCTATTTAGGTATCCGCTCCATACTTCTTTTGCTTCTTCCATAACTTCTGCGAATGGACGAGATTTTACCTGCGCAATTTCTGTATGGTCTGTTACCTGTGCGCCATCTAATTCAACGGCCTTGTCGATAGCATCACCAATAGCATTGACAAGTTCATTATATCCAAATTTGATTTTTGGCGCTAAATATTGATAACGTGAGCCCGCGAATACAGTAGGAGTAGAACGAGTATATAAGTAACGTTCGGAAGTTCCATCTGGATTCATTTGAACCTGTAAGTATCCAATAATATCCACAATACTATTGATAATCGTATATGCGTTATTTGGAAGATCAGGACAAACTGCTGAAATTGTATTGCCATCTTCATCGCGCATTTCGGTTGGTTTTTCTTTGCTATGAGCAATAAATAAAATACCAAATCCTAGTAGAGTAATTTCACGCCAACATTCAGAGAACTCTGTTTTTAGCATATTCCACCCTTGACCCCAGGGAATGTCACGAATTGAATCTACTGATTCTCTTTGCTTTATGTATTCTTCACAAAGCTGCCAAGCGATAGAAGCAGTATCAACAACAATACTATCATACATTTCGCGCGCTTGCGGTTTACGTAACTGACTTAGAACTTTTTTGAAATCTGTCCAACGAAGAATTGGAACACTACGAATTCCAGCAAGAGCATTAGTTCCTTGTTCAAAATTAAGGAATAGAGAACGAGGAAGTTGGCTACCAAATGTTGACTTGCCGGTCTTAGGAAGTCCATAAATCAATAGAAACTTTCCTTTTAGGTCTCTTGAAATTTTGCTTGGTTCAAGAGAAAATATATCAATATTTGCCATGATTCATACCTCCTTATATGATTGGGATATTATTCCCAATCATATTTAGAAGGAGTAGAAGCTGCGGCCTGAGCAGCCTTTGGCGCAGAACCTTTCTTAGCGTCGATCTGAAGCTGTTCAATTTCTGCCTGGCGTACTTTGAAAGCCTTACGAATATCGGCAGGATCATAAGCAAATTCTTCTTCCTTACCTTCATCGCTGCCGGTAGAAATAACTAGTTCACGAACCATTCGAGTAGATTCTTCTGGAATTTCTTCACCCCAAGAACCTTCACTGCCAGAACTCTTTACTTCAACGGAAGTTACACGAATTCGACCTTTGACAGTTACCGTATCATTCACGTTCCAATTACGCTGAATATAATCAATTTTATCATTACCTTCAACAATAAATTCAAGTACATCTAGTTTACCATTATACTGTACAATACCGCCCTTTACAATTAGACGTCCAGTAGGCTCGCCATTACGATCTTCTTCATCGTGCATGTCCATAATAAATACATCAAGAGTATAAGAAGCTACATCCGCAGTAGAACCCTTATTGATAAAAGAAGCATTTATCTGCCAACCATTGATTAGCTGTCCACTGCGCGCAACGAAATTATTTTCACGAATACTACCATTAGTAATACGAATTGTATCTGCCGCGTCATAACCAACATTCTGCGCGGTCTTCATCTCTTTTAGATCTTCAATACTCTGAAATGCGGGATTTGGAGTTCCCTTACTGGTAAACTGAGAAGCAAACATACTTACTGGAATTTCACTTACTTCATCATTACCGCCATAACTCTGAGAAACACGAACAGTTAGATTCGCGCGCTCATAAGGCTGACCGGTCTTAGTTGTACCATGATTAAAAGTTGCGTCTAATAGTTTTCCTACAATTGTTACCTTATTTGTTGCTTGTTCTAAAATATTTTTCATAATCTTATTCTCCTATTTTTCTTTATATATAAATTATATATCAAATTTTACTTTTTGTCAATCAATAAGAAGGCGATTCCCATTTGAGGGAATCGCCCTCAATCATTCATTTATTAGGCGTTTTCCTTCGCGGCCTTAGCAGCAGCACGTTCTGCGGCACGAGCAGCCTTAGCGGCTTCCTTAGCGGCTAGCTTTTCGGCTTCTTCAGCTACTGGGTCATAAGCTAGGCCAGATTCGGTTAGGGTGTGATACTTTACAACCTTGGTCTTAGCCTTACGGGTTTCGGTGGCGGGTTCTACTTCGATAGTCTCTTCACGAGATACTACTACGTGGCCTTTCTTCTATAGACCATTGATACTACCAGTTACGGCGGGAACAGAAATACCTAGGGTTTCTGCTAGCTCCTGCTTGCTAAATTCCTTACCATAATTCTTCTTGAGTAGATTTAGTACTAGTTCACTATTAGCTGTCATAATTATCATTCTCCTTATGTTTTCATAAAATAATTTTTATAGTAAAGCGGCAAGGAAATTTCTCCTTTATCCTCTTTATATACATATTATACCAAATTTTTATTCAATTGTCAAATATTTATTATTTCATTCCTCTTAACTTTTGAGGACTCTTTCAAGAGATATTCTTTTCTCTCTTTCTGTATATATTATATCATAAAATTCAATTCTAGTCAAGTATTAGTCTTGCTGAATTTTGAAAATTTCTTCGGCTAGTGTGGAAGCATCAGCATCATTAGTAGTTTCATCGTTGATACGGGAAAGTTTGGGGATAATATCAATTTTATATCCTTCAATTGCTTTACGCTCTCCCTTGATTCTATCTTCAATGTTATTTACTACAATGTATGCCGCTACTAGTAATTTAGCATATTCTGATCTAGTCAAAACTACGTTATCGCCACGTAGCTTGTCATATAATTTAGCATAGTCATCACGCATAGATTGAGCAGTTTGCTCACCTTTTTCATCATTCTTCTGTCTATCATATTCCATTACTTGCTCTGATAGAGTTTCTACTGCGTGAGCCAATTCAGTAAATAATTGTAAATATTTCTTATCCATAATAAACCTCACATAATTTCAATTCTTGCTTTTTCTATATTACGAGCATCAATAATGCGAACACCCGCGGTCGCGCGATTTTGAATAGGAATTGCGGTTACATCTACTAGAACTGCTTTATTATTTGCTGAAATAAAGATTTTTTCTTGTGTCTCTGGAACCGCATATACCGCCGCGAGAGTTTCATCTTTCAATGACATTACTTGTGAGCCACGAATAGCCCTAGAAGTTTCATTGAAATCTTCAATAGCGGTAATTTTACCGCGACCGCCAGAAGTAATAGTTAGAATACCTTTATACAACACGTCTTTTTTTACAATTGTAGCAGATTGAATTTCTTCGCCCGCATTGAGCTTGATAGCTTTTACGCCTTTTGTTACTCGTCCTGTATTAGATATTTCACTTAGTTGATAGAAATTGTAATTACCACTTGTGCTCGCTACAAATATTCTATCTTCATCACTCATTGAAAGATATACGCCAACAAGATAATCACCATTATCTAATTTTACTGCGGCAGTTCCTTTCTTCGCACGACCGCCATATTCAGTAGTTGAAGTTTTCTTTATTAGTCCATTTTTGCTTACAGTAATTAGATTTTTATACGCATTGAAAGAAGTCGTATCAATTAGTAACATTACTTTTTCATTATCCTGGGGCGTAATTAGTTCATAGATTGTATAATCCTTATCATAATCTAAATCATTTAGAGAAAAATTATACATACGGCCTAAATTTGTAAATGCCGCGACCACACTTAGATTACTAGTATAAAGCGTGTTGATAAGATTAGCTCCCTTTGGGGGCTTGACATTCATACCTTTCTTTCCACGTTTTCCGCCTTGTAAATCCTCTTTCTTTACAAGACGAAGCATATTATTGTCAAACAGCATAATTCCTACTTCTTCTTCTTGTATTGATTCGGTTTCTTCATCAGGCTCAACAATATTTGTAATTTTTGTACGGCGCGCATCTCCATATTTATCTGCGACTTCACGTAGAATCTTGATAAGTTCGTTATCTAATGCGGTAGAATCATTTAGTAAGTGCTGAAACTCTTCAATTTTTCTACTAAGTTCTTCTCGTTCATCGTTTAGTTTGATAGCGTCAATTTTCGTAAGAGCGGATAATTTCATTGCCAGAATTGCTTTTGTTTGTTCTTCATTGAATCCAAAGCGGGCAATTAGTTTTTGAGATGCTTCTGATGGATTTTGGGAAGAACGAATTAGAGCAACTACTTCATCAATTGAAGCCGCGGCCATAATAAGTCCTTCTACTACATTTAGTCGTGCAAGTGCTTTATCTAAATCATATTTGATAATATTATATTCACAAGAACGAATATGTGAAATATAAGCATCACATGCTTCACGCCATCCGAATACCTTTGGGAAACGGCCTTGATCCAGTAAAATCATATTTACTGAATACCAATTCTCTAATGAGGTGTCTTTATAAAGTTTGGCAATCATTTTCTTCGGATTAGCGCCTTTGGATAAATAAATACGAATATCGGCAATTTTCTTTGTATGGTCTACAACTTTTTCGACACCATAATCAGGATTTTCTTCTGTTAGTCCTGCTAATTGGTCAATTACAGTATTAGTAAATACGCCATAGGGTAATTCAGTTGCCTGAATCATATTTTGATCTGGATAATAAGTTAGTTTAGCTTGTATACGAATTGATTCACCCTTGCCATAACGCAAACTTTCTTTTACTGCTTTTGCGTTTGTGATAGTTCCGCCGCAAGCAAAGTCAGGCGCACAATAAATATCATTGAAATCTACTGTGGGATTTTGAATAATTTTGATAAGTGCTTCATTTACTTCTTTTAGATTGAATTGAGGAACAGAAGTTGCCATTGCGACAGCAATACCAGAACATCCATTTACAATATTCCAAAATCCAATTGAAGGAAATACAGAAGGAATAAGTTCTGTATCATCGTAGTTAGAATACCACTGATCTCCGATTGCGTTCTTTTTCAATCCAGCAAAGAAGAAGTCTGCCATTTCGCCAGACCTCATTTCTACATAACGCGCAGCCGCATGACTATCAGGAGAAGAAGGATTACCAAAGCTACCTTGAACATCTTCTACTGGATAGCGATATGACCAGGGACGAGCCGCACGAATAAAGGTATCATACATTGCGACATCACCATGAACATACGACTGGGCCATTGCGGCAGCGACGGACTTTTGCGCTTTTTGAAACTTATCTTTGTGAGTCAGTTTATTTGTAAATTGAGCATACAATCCTTGACGCAAGCCGATTTTGAGCATATCCCGAACATCGGGAATGGCACGTTCTTGCGCCACGGATGCTCCATAGGTCAAGAAAGCATTTTCAATTTGTTTTTGAAAATCGGTTTCGTAAATCAAATTGGTTTTCACTTCCTTTTCTTGTTTATTATATTATAACATAAATTTTATAGAAAGTCAATTATTTAAAAGTTCCGGAGCATAATGCTCTAATGCTTGATAAATTCGGAAAACTGAAATTAATTGACTACCATTTGTATAAATTTGCTCTTCATCGAAAAAACTATAATCGTCTATAAATTCTTTAATGGTTTTAGGAAAACTCATCGTATCTGCCATAATAATACCTCAATTATTCAAAATACTAAAATCCACATTCTTAAATAAAAAATCTTGTAGTAAAATTAACTTTAAAAAAATTAATTTTTTAGTCTATAATGTTTTCCATCATTATAAATATTTGTATAATCAAATTCTGCCCAAGCTATTGCATAATAAAAATTATATGGCAATCCATTTTTTGCCCAAGGTACATAAAATTTATCTTCTGCTTTAATATAAAAACCGTCATCTATATGTAAACTAACATCATCATTAGAATACCAGTCGTCACAATATCTTGAATCTGCAACTGTTAAAATAATTATATGACGTATATTTTCTTTTGGCTTGTCAGTAAAAGCATCATGCCAAATCATAATTTTCTCCTTTAATTATTTAAAATACTAAAATCAACATTTTCAAATAAGAACTTTTTTCTTGGTTCAACGTCTTCGCCCATTAACATCTTAAGAGTTTCGGCCGCGGCTTCCATATCTTTAATAGTAAGAACTTCCAAATGCCGTTCGGTTGGATGAAGCATTGAATTTTCCATATCTTCTGCTGTCATTTCACCTAAACCTTTTTGGCGTCCTTGCTCCCAGTTAGGATATTTTTTACGAAGTTCAGTAAGCTCATTGTCATCATAAGCAAACACTCGTTTATCACCTTTTGTTAGACGATACAATGGCGCTCGCAACCAACATAGACGTCCTTCTTTAATAAAGTCTGGCATAAGCACATAAAACATTGTAGCAATTAGACACATGATATTATAACCATCGACATCAGCGTCTACTGCGATAGCAACCTTGCCATAATTAAGTTTTTTACTATTATAACGATTTTGAATACCACAACCAAGTGCCATAATAATATCGGAAACTTCCTGATTTTCAAGACATTCATCAAGAGGATGCTTCAATAGATTCTTAACCTTACCACGTACAGCATATAATGCTTCTTTGTTTACGTCACGCGCGGGCATAAGACCGCCAAGAGCAGAATTACCTTCGCAGATAATTAGCATTGAGTCCTGGCCGTGTTTTTCACAATCTTTAAACTTATCAGAAGAAGTAATTTTCTTTTTCTTCTGCTCGGTTTCTTTGCGCTCCATATTAAGAACTGCGTTTCGAGCTTTCTCTGCGGCGGCTTCTGCTTTTTCAACCTTACGAAGTAATTCTACAATAGTATTAAACTCTGTATTATACTTTGTATTCATATCTTTTAAAGCCGCGGTAAAAGCATTAGAAGCCAAAGTGCGCAATGAAGGGTTATTAATTTTTGTTTTAGTTTGATTAGCAAATGAAGGATTTTCTACCTTACAATTGATTACATAGAACAAGTTTTGTCGGATTTTTTCTCCATCAAATGCTTCATTTGCTAACGAATTAAATGTTTTTGTTAGAGCCGCGCGAGCACCGGTAATTGGGGAACCGCCTTCGGGACAGCGTAAACCATTTACAAATACATAACCAGTTTCATGTTTAGTGCCCCATTGAAAAGCAATCTCTACACTGTCGGTTCCGTCGCTGACACTACTTGTAATGATATGTTTTTGAAGTGGTGCGGTCATATTATCTGTAACAAAATCTACAATACCGTTTTTAGCACAATAGATTTGTTTTTCTCCCGTAGTTTGATTTACAATTTCAAATGTTACTCCACTATAAAGATAACTAATATCTTTTATATCTTCACAAATTTTTTGATATGAATATCCAATAGTACCATTAGAAAATACTTCTGGATCGGGAATAAAATTAATATAAGTACCATTTAACTCTCTAACAGGTACTTCTTTATAGCTGATTAAATTGCCTTTTTCAAAATAAGCAATAGCACTTTTGCCATCACGGAAACTCTGTACTTTAAATTTTAAGGCCGAAAGACATACACATTTAGCTCCGATGCCATTTAGCCCCGAAGCATTTTTATAGACACTTGAATTAAATTTACCACCTGTATGTGATTTAGAATAAATTGAAACAAGAACATTTTCACCATCTTCACGAATGCCAAATGGTACACCGCGACCATAATCTCGAACAGAGATAGAATTTTCTTTTTCGTTTACTTCAATATGAATTAATTTTCCATATCCAGCAATAGCTTCATCCGTGCTGTTATTTATAATTTCTTTAAAGGCTTGATAGGTGCCTTCTATATCATCCGAACCTAAATACATTTGAATACGAGTGCGGACGCCTTCTCTAAAACTTAAACTTTCAATTGAATTAATATCATAAGCCACTATATCAATCCTCCTTTTCTTTACACTTTATTATAACATAAATTAAAGAAAAAGTCAACCTTTTAATTAGTTGACTCATTAATCCATTGTAAATAATATGAAATAAAATCAGCTTTTCCAAATCCTGGAGTTGAAGTATTTCTAGCCGCGAGTCCAGTAAAATCTCCAGATAATACAAATTTTTCAGCGGTTTCACATAATGGTTCGATAAAGAAAAATTGAATATTGTTTTTCATTTGTTCTTTAATAGTACTATAATCTTCTTTTGTAAAAATTTTAGTATAATCTTTATATCCTTGTCTATATAAAGCATACTTCCAATTCTCATCTATATATTTCATAGCTTGTGTGGTAGCATTATATTGCCATAAATTAAAATCTTTATGCTTTGTAGGGGGAGCTTCTAATATACGTAAATTATTAGAAATATTTTCTCTTGTCCAAATTTGAAATACACAGCGAACAGAAAAATCTTTTCCATTACTAGTAAAACTATTTTCTGGTAAATACATATATGCTTGTAAATTAAAATTAGGATCTAATTCTTTATGTACTCCCCATTTCATAAATGAAACTGGAACTATAAAGGCTATAATTTTACTGTATTTTGCTGCGTGATTAAAAAAGTCAATAGCTAATTTAGAACGTCTGCCAAATGGAGGATTACCAATTGTAATATAGTCATTATAATGTAATTCTAATTTTAAAAAATCGGCTTGAATAATATTTTCTCCTTCTGGTTTAATATCAAAAGCTTCATATTGTTTTAAAAATGATAAAAAGCTTCCCGCACCAGCAGAAGGCTCTAAAAATTTTTCATTATCTATTTCTGGATAATATTGCTTAAGAAAACTATAGCATTGATATGCTATAGTTGACTTTGTATAAAATTTATCTAAGTTTGTCATATCAAACCACCCTTACTTCAAAAAACCTCGAATAGTAGGATTATTTAATCCTCCACAATTTTGCCACCCAATAGCAATTCTAATATTTCCTGCATACATACCCAATTTTTGCCGTTTTGTCATTGATACCTTACCATCACCATAAAAATTCATTAAATCGTTTTTAGTATAAATACTTTGAATAGTGTTTTTACCATAATGAAAGACAACTAATTTATCAGGAATTTGTTTATTACAAATACCTTTAGTAACGACGTCTATAACAAATTGATTCTCAATTTGAGGATTATTTTTTAAATATTCAAAAAAATCTTTGGTAAATTTCATTCGTATTTTTTCTTCAAGTTTAGTATAATATTTATACCATTCTGTATCATTATTTTTAATAGCGCTAGCTAATTTTTGATCAACGGGCGAATCATTTTCATAACTAACTTTATTTCCTAGATGTTCAACTAAAACGTCATATAAATGATTTTCAATCATATATTCTTTATATGTTTTTAAAAATCCATATCTATTTTTAGTATTAAATAAAGTTGTATTAAACCAAGTTCCATTACCATTATTTTCTGTATATTTTATTTCAATAATTTCACCATTAATAATAAGATCACCATCAGCGCTATTTGTTTTATTTCCAATCCAAACAATAGTAATAATTTTACCATAACGCTCTTCATATTGACTGATAAAGATTGCTGCTTGTTTTAAAATTTTAAACCAATCTAAAGTAGGAATATGTTCTGGATAAGGATTTTCTTTTGATAAATTATTTTTAACTTTTACAATCGCCTGTTCAAAACCCTTACCATACCATTGATTATCCGCCTTTTTATTAGCCATGTTTTTAAGTTTCCTTTCTTTTTATAATTTATTATATCATAATTTTAATAAAAAGTCAATCTTTAATTATTTCTCCATTCACTATCCGCAATATCAATCTTCATCCAATCTTCCCCTTTAATGCCGCCGCACAACCATTTCTCTTTTAGATTATAATAACATATAATTCTATATGTGTCATTCATTTTTTCTTTATAAACTTCATGCAATGGCAGTAATGTCCAATCTTTCTTTAACGAAACAATTTTCTCCCAAACGCTATTCATTGTACGATAACCACGTTTTGTCATTTCTTCGCGCACATAATACGCATAAGAAATGAAGTGGTCATAATCGTAATCAAGAACAAAATTTACAAGAATATGATTTGGAGTTCCATTCTTTTGAATTGCGCCCGCAATACTACTTAATTCGCGCCAGCATCCAACTAGTTGTTCTCGTGGTAATACATTAATAAGTTGAGTATGCCATAAACGCATTCTAGATCACTCCTTTATTCAATATAATCATTGTAAATTTTTATGGTGGGATAATCATAATAATAAGTTTTATCAGAAATTATAACTGGATATTGATATTCATGAATTAGCTTCATTATGTCTTCAACTGAATTTATTTCAATTTTCTTTTCTGATCCATCACTAGCTTTTAAAAGAATAAAGTTCATTATATATTCCTTTCTTCAGCGTCTAAAATAAATACATATTCATTAATTAGGGGATCATAAATCCATTCACCAATCGCTTCATTTACCCAACATTTATACCAATACGCAAAAGTAAATTCTTTCTCTAATTCAATATTTTCTTTACCGTACATGTCCACTAACTGCTGATATTCTTCATTGAAATTTTTCTTCAATACGGAATGATGATCGAAATACGCATGATAATAATAATGAGCCATTATTATTATTCTCCTTTCTCTTTTTACATATTTATTATAATATAATTTTAAGAAAAAGTCAATTGTTTACTCCAAATTTATATAATTCTTCAATTAGTTGTGCCACTGTCATCTTTTATAGGTTCCTTATTTTCATTACGAGCATAACCGTGATCACCATAATTGAAACTACAATTGTAATAATTATAAACAATTTGAGGAGGTTGTTCAATCGCGGCAAAATCTCCAAGTGAGATAGGTTTTATTGAATCTAAATTATCTTTTAGTTTTTTAACCGATTCCATAGCTTTTGTAGTATCTAAATTTACATTTAGTGTGATGTCATCTTTCTTTGGCTTTATAATATTTGATTTATCAAAATTTAGTTTTTCTTCTTTCATAGTTATTCCTCCAATGTGGCTGAGAAGCCAATCAAATTCTCTCCGTATGCCCAGCGCATAAATTTATCAGCATTATGAATTACAAATTTTTTATGTGGGAGATATATATCATCAGTAAGTACATCACTCCAACTTACAATTTCAATATTTGGGAAACCATAACTACTAGCCTTTACACGAAAGGCGTCTGGATTTTCAGCCGCGATTACAGCATTATTTTGTGCCGCATACTCAATTAGTTGCCGCGCCTTACCGGTTTCGCGTTCTCGAATAATTGTTTTCATAATATCCTCCTTTTAGTGTGCTACCTGTGGAAAAAGTAGGAACAAAATAATTACAACAATAAGACAAATAATAAATTTTTTCATATATTTTCTCCTCAGAAATTGAAAGTCTGTGAATCTTGTGCTTTTAGAAATGCTTGTTTTAGTTCTCCTTCATTTATCATATCGCAGCATTTCTTTTTATCTTCTTCTATAATAGATTTATATATAATAGAAGCAATTACATTTGCGGTCCAAACGTGTTTAGTCAAATCATTTATTTGATGTTGTGGAATACGTTGTTGTAAATAGTCAAAATATCCTTTATCATCAAGATATTTTGTAAAATGGTTTATATCTTCTTCATATGTTTCTATTTCATCAACATCTTCTCCATTCATATATTTGCGAGCGATATAAGAAAACATATAAAGTCCACGTCCAGTAATTGCGAATGAATTAGCATATTTTCGTTTGAAAAATTTATTGTAAAGCTTTTTGAGTAGATTCATATTTTTCTCCTTTTCTTTTATTATAACATAAATTTGAGCAAATGTCAAACATTAGTCGCCGCGCGACCATATTTTTATTTTTATTTTTATTATATTATTATATATATTATTATTATATTTATATTACTCTGGTAATTTTTACAGGAGGTTATGGTAATTTTTACCGGACTATCCTGTAATTTTTACCAGAGGATACGGTAATTTTTACAGGATTATTCAGGCAATTTTTACCGCATTCAATACGGTAAAAATTACAGGATTGCGTCAGGAAAGAAATCATAAACATTGACTTTACCATCTCTTAGTTTTATACAGCCCGCATCTTCAAGTTCTTTTCGCGCATTACGTATTCCTTTGTCACTAATTCCTATTTCTTCTGTTATTACCTTAGGTGATAAATCGAATTGTCCATTACCAGCCCAAGAAAACATATATTCCCATAATTTATATCCATTACCAGTAAGTTTTTTCATTGCGGCCTTTTTATATTTCCAGTAAATCCAAGGGGCAAAATTATCTCCGCTTGAATCGCCTGTTGTACGAATAACTTTATCTAAATTTAGATAAAATTTTAGCTGATTTGCGTAATTTGCCATATTAGATACCTCCTTACTTATGCGTTAGCTTTACTAACGCTGCGTGAAGTTCAGGAGTATCTTCAAATAAATAAACTAAGTATTGAGGAAAATTTTTATTTATATCTGTACCCATGAACCGAAAGCCTAGCTTACGTAATTCATAGGCTAGGCTTTTGGTATATATACAATATGTTTTGATGCTCATCTTCTCATCCTTTTTTCTTTTATTATATCATAATTTTTTATATTAGTCAAATTATTTTTTTATATCTTCAATAGGAGAAGAGGACTTATTTTTGATAATTATATTCAAGATAATACCAACTACAATGGCTAAACAAATACCGCTCACATTGAAGTTGCCATAATTGATTGCTAAACCAGAAGTACCGACCATTAGCATGATAGCAAAAATCCAAATGGTTTTTTCATCATCAAAATCAATAGAGGTCTTTTTCAAAAATTTGATAGCAGAAGCGCCAATCATACCATAGCAACAAATGCTTGCGCCCGCGAATACAGCATTAGGTAATGCTAGAATAAAACTACTAAATGGGCCAAAGAAACCAAGAATAATAAGTTCAATCGCGGCTAAAAGTGTAACATATACGCTTGCGCATTTACTAATAAGAATTGTAGATAGATTTTCTGTATAAGTAGTATTTGGCTGTGCGCCAATAATAGTACCGATTAGTGAACCTACACCATCACCAATAAGAGTGCGGGTGAGTGAGGGGTCTGTAAGAAAGTCACGTTCGCAAATATTTGAAGCATTTATAATATCACCAAGATGCTCGGCTAACGCTCCAAGAGATACTAATGTAAAACTTACAAGAATTTGAGGAATTGTATTCCAATCAAAATTAGCAAATGATATATGTAGGAAAGCAAAATCAGGTACTACAAATAATTTCATACTCTGGAAATGAGATAAATCTACTAAGTTAGGCACTCCGCATAGAGCTAAAATAATACATAAGATATATCCACCTAATACGCCAAATAGAATGGGCCAGCGTTTCATTAGACCTTTACCATAAAAAGCGCATAGTAAAACCAATAACATACTGAAAAACGCTACGCCAATACCTAATAGCGAATATTGACCATCAACTTGCGCATAAGTTGGAATAAAAAATCCTAATTGAATTGAAATAATTAGAATAATTGCGCCAGACATAACGGGAGTAATTAGTTTAGTAATCCAGTCAATTCCAAATCTCTTTACAAGAAGTCCAGCTAAACTATAAATAATAGCGATTGTGGCACCACCGATAATTACGCCAAGGAAATTCTTTTCTACCGGGCCAGCCAAGGCAATTGCCCCAATTACAGCAGATACAGTGGCGCCGCTATTAGAAATCATAATGGGCGCTCTAAATTTTGTAATACATAAGAAAAAGATTGTTGAGACACCCGCGGCAACTAGTCCTGCGGTAAGGTTAGTGCCGCAAATTAGGGCGATAAGTAATGTTGCGGTAATACAAGAAAACATTACTTGTAGTGAATAACCAATTAACTCTTTGGTTGTTTTGGGTTTATCATTGATACGATAGATTAGATTATTGTTCATTTTTATATTGCTCCTTCAAAATTGGTAAAATCTCATCAAATGAATTATGTAAAGTATGATCGGTAGTAGCTGCTAAAATCATTCCATATAGCATCTGATTGATACTAAAACTACGACGCCAATCTTTTTCATTTAGATGATTGGTACGAATATCAAAATAATGGGCATAGTTTTGTTTACTTTGAATTTTAGCAATTGCTTCACTAAGTGCTGCGCCCTGCCATCTCTGGATTAAATCTTTAATTTCCCATTCGTGCATTTCTTCTTTATGCCCATATTCTTGCGCACTATATTTTACTTCATCTAATAAGTCTCCTAATTTATCAGCCATATATCTCCATCCATAGAGAACCGCCATTTCGCACATCGTACCAATAGCAGATTGCTCTGGACATAGCACAGTATAGTCACTATTCCAAAGGCGTTCAATATCGGCTTCACAAATTTTTTCTGCTAAATGGTTATTTTCTTCTTCCGTCATATTAGACTTATCATTGATAGACTTATTTTGAACTGGGCTATAAACCTCTCCTGGAATACCAGCAGCCTTAAATTTATCATATTCTTCTTGGCGCGCGAGGTTTGAGCCATGTGTCATAATATCGCCACCTAAGTAGCCAAGAGGTTTCTTACTCATCTTTATTCTCCTTATGCGTCAAATCCCATATAATATCATACATTTCTAATTTGAATCCTTCTGGTTGATCTTTTAGCGGTAACATCCACCAAGCCAAACCAGCATCTGGATGGCGATTGAAATACTCTGCTATCATATCTTCCCAAACTTGTTCTTTATCGTACATATATTTTTCCTCCTATATTCTTTTTCTTTTATTATAGCATAAATTTTACAAAAAGTCAAATAAAAAGAAAAGAGGGAGACTTTCGTCTCCCTTTATTGTGGTGGAATCATTCTATCGCATAAACGAGGTACAGGGCCACGTTCTGATTTTATTAGTTTTACAGTTCCAAATAATGGTTCTCCCGCAAGATTCGTTAGCATAGAACGAATACCATTCCTTTCATCAAATAATTTTTTATCAATTTGTGCTACATCGCCGCAAAAGATAAGTTCGCTGTTTTCTTCTATACGGCTCAATAGTAATGTAGTCAGTTTATCATCCATATTTTCACATTCATCGCATAATACTATGCTGTCTCGTATGCTGCGACCGCGAATATGAGAAAGAGGAATTGCTTCTATTATTCCCTAATCCATAAGATTTTCAAGTTCTTCTTCTCCGCCTACGTGGTCAGCAATACATCTTGTAAAAATAGATAGTTTATCACGAACATCCCCAGGTAGGTATCCAATATCATTAGTACCAGCAGCAATAATATTATTTCTTACAAATACCATTTTTTGATATGCGCCCTTTCCAATTTGTTCAAGCGCATAATTGACAGCAAGCATAGTCTTACCGCCACCCCACGCAGAAGTAAGCAATTTTACTTTTATATTTTGGTTTTGTAATAAATGAAATGCCATCTTTTGTTCTAAATTACGCGGCTTTATTGTTTCGCCAGTATATGGATTTTTTATAGGACGATATTTCAAATTAGAATATTGTGTTCCGTCCCAAAATAGTACATCTTTTAAAACTCCATCTACAAATATTTCAGCAAATTCATTTGTTTTACATCCTAAAATATTTATTTTGGGGTCAGAATATAAATTAGCCAATTCATCTGTATTTGGAAAGTATTTTCCCCAACCGCAATATTCTGGTTGTTTTATAGGTTGTTCATCTAAAAAGTATATAGCATTCAGATTAGGAATTTGTTCAGCGAATAAAAATAATGCTCCATCACTAGTTATAAATTCTATATGCTGCTATAATTCATTAGCAATAATACTTGCTTCGCATAATAGTCTATGATCTGGAATATCAGATAAAAAATTATATTTTTTTAGTAATTTATCTATTTGACGCTAAGAAATCATACTATATTCAATATTTTCATGTTGAATAATTTCTCTGACTGCTTCGCGTGCCAAATACTTGATTTTATCATCTTTATTATAAGATGTTTTTATATGTTCTAATTCAGTAATAGCCAAGGGGCTAATATAGATGTCGTTATTGAAATGCCTTAGAGCTCCATTGAGAATAGCGGACGTATCCAAAAAATGATAGGCCATTCTATATCACATCCATTTATTATTCTTCACCAATAATTATATCAATCAAATTCAATTCTTTCATTTCTTTAGCTGATAAAAACCATTGGTGTCGAGTTTTAGCATCATATTGCTCTGCGGTGATATTAGTATTTTTTAGCATAAAATCTCTAATATCATCATCCACTTTCTCATTGAACGCCATAATATCAGAAGCGGTTTTTGCTTCACTGGCTTGTAAGGCAATATATCCATCATGAATTAGAGCATAAGTGCTGGGATAGCAATAACGAGTAACGTTATCATTTTTTCCTCCACCGCAGAGTATAACCGCAGCCATAGATGCGGCGTAACCCGTAACAATAATGTTCAGTTTTTTCTTATAATTAGCAATATAATGGGCTAAAAAGAAACCATTAGATACTGAACCGCCGAGGGAGTTTAGTATTAGAGTTACCGGTTCTGTTGAAGAATCTTCCTCAAATTCTTTTAGTGGAAGAAAAACTGTTTCTATTAGATTTTCAGAAACATCTTGATTGAATATAATTGTTCTTTTATCAAAAAGTTGATGAAAATACTAATAAGAAACAGGGTCTATACTATTCTATGGTTCTAGTAAAGCAAGTAATTCATCTAAATCCATAGTGCCTCCTCGTTGTAATAAAACAACTTAGTAAAATTAGTTTATATATATCAAGAAAGAATTTTAGCCAATGTACAATCCTTTACGTCTAAATCTTCTTTCCGAATACTTTTGATATAAGGATGACGGATGCTAATACCGCATCCAGAAGCATCTGCCTGAGCGGTAGATACCATCATTCCTCCGATAGTTAGTGGGCACATATGCCACTCATTATAATTATCGCGCAGTTCTGTTTTGAACTCTTCCGTTAGGCCCGCGACCTTACATAATAAAACAACATTTCCAGAATTATCATACACGCCAGTATAAATAGCTCCTGGCCAGTTATAATAATATCCTTTTGAGATCGGGCGAATTGCGCGACCGGTGCGATATTCTCCATATAGTTCGCCAACCAGCTTTTCACCAGTTCGTTCATCTTGCCAAAAATTCCAAGTAGCAATATCTTTACCCGTATAATCACGCACCGCGGATTCAATTCCAGTAATAAAACAATCTACATCTGCTGAAATTTCTTGTTTTACTTTACAAGTTTCCCAAGCGGATGGACCACGCTTTCCGGGAATATAAATAGAGGTTTTCTTGTAGCATACTGCGCCTTCTCCCCCATTCGCAAAAATTTCATTCAAATCATCAAAAAATGATTCATTCATTTCATGGTAATCTATACCAATTACAAGAGGAGAATTGATTCGTTTTACTACCTCTGGAATGTGGGAGACACGAGTTTCAACCGGCTCTTCCATCATATCTTTGCCATCTAAAACTAGCACGTCAAAGATACGCCATTCTAGTTTTGTATCTTTTTGCCGCGCCTGAGCCTTAGCATCTAAACAACGAAGAATAGCGCCGACATCTTTATCAATGCCACCCGGTAGATATACTTCACCTAAAATAACGGTTGTACCCTTATTGAAAGCTTTTACAACATCATTCCAGAAAAATACTTTATTTTGAATTTCACCATATGTTCCAGTTTTTTTACTGATACCACGTGTTTGAAGTGCCGCCCTATCAGCAGTAATAACAGCGCGTGACCAATTGCCATCATATTTTTGACTCCAAATATATTGACCGCTACCTGCCATTTGTTCTAGACGAGCGCGCTTTGCTTCTGCGCTCATTGTACTAGTAGGAGCCCAATACTTCATCGGTTCATCATTGAAATAGTCAATCATTTATTTACTCCTTTTTCTTTTATTATAACATAAATTATACTAAAAGTCCAGTATCAGTCAAAATCAATTTTGCCGCGCTCTCTAAATCACTCAAATCTTCTGAATGATTTTCTACGATATAATCAAAATAACCGTATTCATCTAATCCTACTTCACTAGCGTGTTGTAATTGTTCAGAAGTGAGCAAAGGATTAGTATAGGGACTTCCATATTTATTATAACGTTCAAGCCTAATTGTAATTGCTTGTGGATTATAGTCCTGAACGACCTCAATTTCATTAGGAAAACGCGCATCTGGTATAAACGCGCAATCAAAATTTTCATAAATATTTAGTGCCGCGAGAAATTCTCCGATAATACGAGTCCAATAATCTTTATCAAAGTTGCGCATTATATCTGTACCAACTTTTTGTAGTAGTGCGCGGCCATTCTCATCTTTTTCGCCATTCCAATTCCAATATTGCTTACAATAAAATTTTACTAAATCAGCAAAGTGAAGAATAAGAGTTTTACATCCAACTGCTTCCAGTTTCTCTCGCATAATATTAGCGAGAGTGTCCTTACCAGAAGCACTTTTACCACTTAGGAGAAAAACTTCCATCTTTCATTTCCTCCAAACGCATATTGATGTAAAATTGTACAAATTCTCTTTCTTCTTCACTTTGACACGAATTAGTATATTCATTTAGAATATTGACAATATCAAATGGGTCATCATTTTGTAGCGTCATATCTACAAATTTTTCTGCCTGACGTTTTACATTATCAGGTAGTTCTGTAAATAATTCAGTCATTATTATTCTTCTCCTTCTGAATTTTAGCAAGAATATCAACAAAAGCCTGGACCTCTTCTTTTGTTTCAAGAACAATCTTTCTTATACGTCTAGGCTCTTGTCTTTCTTCGTCTAATGGCATGTCAAACACATAATATTTTTCTTCACTTCTATCTTCATCTTCAATAGATTGAATAGTGCGTGTAGCAAAATGTCGTGCTTTATCCTTGCTAAATACATTTAGTTCGGTATATGGCTCTCCACGGCCAATTATCTCTGTTTCTCGACATTCTGGTTTGATTTGATCTAAAAAACCAGCATACTCATCACGAGAAACTTCATACATACTATTAAGTTCTTTTTTCATCTTGTCCTCGCCAATTTACTCGTAGTGTCTCCGCGGTTGTTTGTGCTAATTTATCGCACATTTCATTCCAATAAACGCCAGCGTGACCCTCTACTTTTTTAAAATCATACCAAAAATTATCGAAATATGGAATAATATCTATCCATAAATCTTGATTAGCAACATCTTTTTTATTGGCGTTTAGCCATCCATTGGCCTGCCAATTTACATACCACTCATTTAGATAGCAATTTATAGCGTATGCTGAATCGCTATAAATTATTACTTTTTCATTAGAGCGGCGGTGGGAAGACGCAAACTGTAAGGCATTGCGAATCGCTTCTAATTCCATTCGCTGATTTGTGGAGCCATATTCGTTTCCCGCCGCCTCATATACTTTTTTATTATCTCGGACAGCAACAAATGCCCATCCACCAAATTTCATATTTTGACCAGAGCGTTTGAGAGAACCATCGGTATAAATTTCTAAATTGATAATTTTCTCTTTACTTCGCCTTTCCATCAGAATAAAATCCTCCCTTCTCTTTTATTTTATTATACTATAAAATAGAAGAAAAGTCAAATATAAGATTATTCTGCTTTTTCTGGCTCTACTTCGGGTTCGGGTTCTTCTGGTTCAGTATGGGAACCCAAGATTGCGTAAAACTTTTGTAAAGCATCTTTTAGATAGCGTACTATTGTAGATACTAGTACTCCCGCCATAGCCACAACGCTTACATTCTCAAATAATTGATTTTCAGCTGAAATTCCAAATCCTTTTAGAATTACAGGTAGTAAAGAAATAATAGCAGTGATTACTACCCCACCCGCGAGAATAATTCCGCCGCGGGCTAAGCCAGATAGTAGTTTCTGTTTAGAGAATGCTTCTTTTACAGTTTTTAGATTATAATAAATACCAAGTAAAGTATTTACTCCCAATGAACCTAAATAGGTTAGAATTAGAATACCAATTAGTTGTAAGTTTTGTAATAATACATCAAACATAGCCTTTTACCTCCTATTATAGGAAATCATTTTTTTCCTGACGTTCTGTGTAAATTTTTTGAATATAACGATATTCAGCTTCAAATACTCCATTTGTATCGCCAGTTAGTGCTAAAAGTTTCTCATACTTATCGTTTAGAGTAATTATATGCTGAAATTCGTCTTTTGTATGTTGTTGATTGTTGCGGCACGAATTGGCAAAGTCAAGAATTTCCCATCTAATTCTATCCTTTTCGTTTTCATCCATATTTTGTTGTAGAGTTTTTATATTCTTCTACATTTCATCCGTAGTTTCAATTAGTTGATTTATTTTTTTATCAGATTCCGCTGTAATAAGCCCTCCTATCCATTTGAATAGTTTTGACCAAGGATTTATTTTTATAGGCGTTACCTAAATAAAAATTGAAACAATCAAAGCTACTTGGATGATATTATGGACTAGCCAATCGGCCACCTTCTACAAATCTACCATAGTGATCATCCTCCTGTAAGTATTGAGGCCTCAATACTCTCGTGATTATGTGGTGATAGAGAAGGGGAAATTGAATAAATTATTTTATGTAGAAGGAAGTAAATTATTTAATACATTCATAAAGTTTACTAAAAACTTCATTTTAATTTTCGTTGATTTAAGAGCAGAATCTCTAGTATTATTCCAAGCATCTAATTCATAACTTTTCTTAGGTTTATTTACATAACCATAAATTTCTGTCTAAACACCACTTTCTACTTCTTGCTAAGTCTCGAAAAAGGCTTTTGTTAAACTGTCTTTAGTAAGTTTTAAAACATATGATAATGGATAATAACCGTTATTTACTGAAAATAAATGAATTTGATGTACAGAAGAACCAGATATTTTCTATAAAGATTCTGCTAACCCTTCTTGAGCAATATTTATTTGACTATCGAATAATAATATTGCTGCGAACATTGCTAAATAATTTTCTAAAGATATTTTCTACTTATTAGCAATCATATCTGGTCCACTATTAATAATTGCTGCGATAAGCCACTATTTATCAATCATTGTGATTCCGCCTGCTTGAGTTAATACTTCAATTTTATTTAACTAATCATCTAATTTTGCCCCTAAAGAGCCACCATGAACAGCATTTGATATCTTGCCATCTTCTTCTCTAGCATATAAAGATAAATAATTTTTTGTAGAATCTTCTATTAAATAACAGTCGGCTAAAAAATTATAATCTTCTTTTAACTATTTAAGCATACTATTTAAGTTTTCTGTTGCGTCTTGCCATTTATTAAATTGTTTTTCATAATAATCCTTATCATTAGCCTATGATAGGCTTTTAACTAATTCTTCTATTTCTTTCTAAATTCGTTCAATTGCTTGTATTTTTGCTTTAATTTGTCCATCATTTGTAGGGTCTAAAGCTTCTTTATCAATAGCAATATATCCGATAATATTATCTGGTTTAGCTTGTTTAGAGCCAGTATTTTTTACGGCAATTGCTCCTGATAATGCAAATTTAATACTAGAAGTGAGTTCTGCGAAAGAGTTATTTACTTGAATAATTTGAAATGCTTTCTCAGGTATTTCATAACCTTTAAATAATTTAAATAATTCTTCTACCTCTTCTTGAATATTATTAATAGTAATAGATTTTTTTATTACTCCTTTATTTGGATTCTAAGGATTAGGAAAATGATAATTTTTTATTAATTGTTCTCTAAATGCTGGAAGAGTTTTAAAATTATTAATTAATTCTAAAATTTGTGTGTGCGTTTCATTATCTACTATCTAATCAATTTCTATTTGTTTAGTTGAAATTGTATCTGAAGGTAGAGGATCTTTTATATATTCTTGCATCTAATAATACTTTTGTGTTATAATTTGGGAAATTACAAAAATTAAAGTTAATAATTCTTGTCGTTTAAATACTAAAGTATTATCTTTTATATCTAATAATTCTGTACCAAATTGAGTAATTATACTAAGAATTAATTTTCCAGTATTATTATTTTTGTTAAATTCTCCACTTCTAAGTTCCTATAACATTTTAATTAACTATTGAGATGTTTTAGTTAAAACGTCTTGTGTATACCAGGCTCTTCCTCCATTCTACTAAGCTTTTTTATAAGCTTTTTGATTTTTTTGTAATCTTGTTAATTCAATCTATAGATTCTATAATTGCGGTCCACCCACACTAAGGACTCTCTAAATTTCTCTTACAAAATCATTCCAATTACTATCTAATGAAGGGATTTCTATATTTATAGTTGCTTTAGTTTTAGTTTTTAAATATTGTATAAAAGAATTTTCTTTTGCTCTTTCAGCTCTAATAATATTTTCTAAAAACTAAAAAGCAGCATCTATTGATGATAAATCTGTTTTATTTGAATCTTTAAAATCTTTAAGATCTTTAGAAAAATATCCTGCAACTTCATTTATAATTTCATCATCTAAATCATTAAAATAAACATATGGAGTTGCGGGTTTAAAAAGATGCGGATAAAAAGTTTTTAAATCTAAATCAGGTTTTGATTGAGCCATTCTTTCACCCCCATAAAATAAAAAGAAGGCAAGCTCCCGCTTACCTTACAACATCTCTCATAATTCTTTTATATAATTTTTCATCAATTTGTTTCAAATCAGGCCACTTATATAAATGCTCTTTTAGTCTTTCGTCAATTTCATATTGCATACAAGTACCATTCCAATCAAAAAACAAATCTTCAAGTTTGAATACAAAATGACCGTCAACCGCGTCATACCAAATTTCGCCTCCCTCAAATCTTGCTTTTAGAATACAAGCAAAATAATAACAATTACCATCTGTCCAATGACAATCATCAGGAAAGCGACGATAAATAAATTCAAGAACTTGTTCTCTCATATTATTCCTCACTTATAAGTATTAGAATTATTGCTTTTTATTTTTAGTTTGTTCCATTATATTGTATTGTTCAAAAATCTTTATATCGTGTGGCTTGGTGTCATCTGTAATTGCTGGATCATAAAATCCAATTACATTCATAGTAAGAACATCTAATAAGTACGCGCGTCCCATAAACGTGGCTCCGGTATCCATATCAATTTTATAACCCGGGCGTTTATCTTTTGCTCCCATTAGTTCACCCCACATACAAGGATGAATATTTTTTTCACTCTTGTCATGGCCATATGCGGCCGCGGGAAGATGAGTAGTAGGAGTATGGCCATGTACGCAGATGCGATCTTTTGACCAACCACAAGCAAGATGTAGGCGGTCCCATAGTAGCATTTCCGCATCATCTTTATCAATTAGTTCATTATTATATTCACCATTTGCTACTCGCTGAAATACTGGTGGAATACCACCAGCATGGCAAAAATCAAATTGTTCATAAGAAAATGTAAGTGGTAATTTATTGATGCTATCAACAAAATCTTGAGGCATATTGTCTAGCATCCAATCTGTTAGTAGCTCCTTGCCGCCATTGTATAGGCATAAATTGACCTCTTTACTATAAAAAGGGAGACTACACTTATATAAATATTCTTCAATTTTATCCTCTGTAAAAGCGTCTTTATAGTCGCGCTTGATAAACCAGGCCGCGTGGACGAATATATCTTCATGATTACCTTTTAGATAAATGATTTGTGGATCAGATAATAGGTCTTTCATAATTTTATATCCGTCAGGGCCGCGGTCACAAGCATCGCCGCCGAAGATTATTGTACATTCAGCATCTTGCTTTTTACAATAATCAACTATTGTTTTATATAATTCCCAGCGTCCATGAATATCTGTAAAATAATATATATTTCGCATAAATCTCTCTCCTTTCTATAATATTATTATACTATAAATTTTATAAAAAGTCAATAAAAAGGAACCGTTATTCAGTAACGGTTCCACCGAGCTGTCGAATTTTCCGTGCAATTTTTGCCGCGATTTTAGCATTGTAAAATCCACGAGTTAGTAATAGCTTTCTCCTGACTTCCAGAATTGCGATTTTAGCTTCATTAGTCATATTATATTTTCTCCTTTATATATCTTCATTTAGTATTAGAACCAGAATTATTAGAAAAAATAGTATTAGCATATTTATCCATGATATTTTAGTAGAAAAGTATTGCTTACAGCCTTGAAAGACTTAGTGCCATCAATAGAACGAAATACAATACCTTCGCGCGGCTTGCCATCAATTTGAGAATTGCCTTCTGCATAATTCAAGATAGCATCAACATTTTCAAATTGATTTATTTTCATTTGTTTCTCAACGACGGGAACACAAGGAACATTGTAATGAGAAAGTGTATCAATCATTTCCATAGTGCCTACGCGTCCTTTAGAAGAATAGATTAGATTGAATACCGCAAGGTCACGGTTTTCAATAGAATAATCGCGCTTTTGAACAGTAGCTCCGTAAGTTTCACCTTGAATAGTAATCCATTCTTCATTAGGATTCTTATCAAGCATATCAAACAATACTTCAAATAGTTTATACTTTTTAGCCATTTCCCAATATACATTGGTATCATAATAACAAGGTTTTTCTATGGTATCAAAGCAAACATTACGAGAACAGACATAAAAAGACTTTTTGCCAAACTTTCCACGTTTCATAGTAAAAGTAGTAGAAGTACCGTCAATTTTTTCAGTAGCAATCCAATCGCCTTCATCGTTTAGAATCCAAGGCATATTTTGAACACGTTCTTCGTCGGTCTTTTGAACCCAAGAAGGCCATCCGCCCTTCTTATCTTTCTTTTTCCCGAAAAAGAAGAATAGAAAATCACGGCCCCACTTATACTTCATCATCCAACGCACAAAAGGTTTCTTGAAAATTTTAGGATGACGACCCGCCATTTTTTTATATTTATCTACTGGCGCGGCTTTACGTTGGTTATCTTCTTCATCAGCATAGGTTACACCAAGCTGTTTAGTTAGAAAACGGGATTCATCATTTGCATAATGAATATTTCCCTCATTATCAATAATAGCTCCACTAATACTTATATTTGAATCAGTAGTCCAACCGAAATCAGATGGATGCATAAGCAAACCCTGAGAAATGGTTTTACACATCTTCAAAGTCTTTACTTTATAATGACGCTTTTCAAGGAAGGCAAAACACTCACGATCTGCTGGAACGCGAGAATCAATTTCAAAATAAATCGCGGGTTCACCAACGTGAAATTGGTCTTTTTGAACAATTACTCGCCAGCCACCAATAAGAGCATGTTCTACACGGTCATAACCAGGAATTGGTTCAATTCCATCTACAATAACCACATATGCTAGCTCACGTTCTTGATTAGCATTTAGCATATCTTTTCATTCCTTTCTTTCAATATTTATTATATCATAATTAGTCAAACAATAATTTCTCTATAACTCCATCCACAATCTTCATCATTCCATACAAAATATGTACCTTTTGAATAGTCTGTATGTTCACAAATAATCAAATATCCATCATGGAATGTAGTCATATATTCAATTCTTTTAATCATATAGATTTCATTGAGCAAATAGTCTTGCGCCGCGTCCCAGCACCAATCTTTATATTCATTCGACATTTTTATTTCCTCTAATATAATCTAAAATGATAGCCGCGGCTTTACCTAATTCAATATATTTAGCATTATCTTGAATAAATAAAGAGTCTTTTGCGCGAGCTTCTTTTAGAATAGCATATTCATGTTCAAGTAAATGCGCGGTTTCATAGGCTTTATTGATTTCTTCTTTATCTTCCTCTTTTGCTTTGGTGTAACCTTCTAAATAATCATTACTAAGCTGTTTCTCGGCCATTATAACAACTCCTCCAAAAATATTTAGCTATGCTTTTCATATTCATCACGAAGTTCTTTATCTACCCAAAAATATTCAGTATGTGAGCCAACATCATACCAAGTTTTACCATGTTCAAACCATACACGCGTATAATGAGACTTGAATTGATTGGCTTTGGGCTTGTTTTTATTACATTCTTCAATAAATTTATGAATATTCATGCCAACTTCTTTCTGGTTCGCGCATTCAGCAATTAGACGAGATTCACCATAAGCATTTTCAAAATATAGTTTCATATCTATTCTCCTTACTTCACCTTACAGTAATATACAACAGTTTGTTTTACGCCCTTATATTCCTTATGCTCTTTTACTTTCATTTTGATATTATACATTTGACCTTTTTCTAGATTTTTAGAAGCAGTAGTCCATACATAGATGTTGAAGTCCGCATCTTCCATAATGTGCATATGCGTTTCACCATAATGAGAATTGAGTACAATATTATCTTTGATAGCCACTTCTTTTTCAATCCATTCATTAGGCGCGCCCTGAAATTCACTTTTACTTTCAGGATAAATTAGTTTTTCAATATATTTACGAACTTCTTCTTTGTCCCGCATTTCAAGATTTTCTTCATCTTCTGGATTGCAAACACATTCCCATCCCAGACGGAGATAATTGATTTCAGCAGGAATTTCCGCGGGCTCGCGACCAGAAGGAATAAACCAGCCAAAAAGTTCATTATACCAAACAGTATGAATGGGAAGATAATCCCGCCATTCTTTGATAACTTCATTATCGCCCCAAATCAACGTGATATAACCAGCATCACCAAATCCAAACGCATTGCGAGCCGCGAATTTTATACGATGTTCTTCTGCCTTGACGCCCTTACGTTTTTCCGCGGCTTTATCCATTGCGGCCCGTTGAGCATCAGAATACCAACGAACTGTTAGTTTTTCTTTGCCACTGCCGCCGCAAGAAAAACAAGTGGTTCCATCTTTTGGATTATAAGAATACTGACCAGAGCCGCCGCAACGCCTACAAGGGCCAACCACATTTACATACATTTTACCGTCTTGCTTGAAAGGCTCTCCAACCAATTCCATTTTTTCATAAGATTTTGCGACAGCCACTCAAATCACTTTCCTTTCCTTTCCTTTTCTAAAAATATTATAACATAATTTTGAAAAAAAATCAAGTGATTGATTTTTGAAATCAATCACTTTCAAAAATATTATATACGATTATTTGGAAACTACTTCCAATTTCTGCGGGAGAATAGTCTTTGAGGTTATATTTAGAGGCAATATGCGGGATTTTTGGATTTAGGCCAGTATAAAAAACAAATCGAGTTTCTTCTGGAATCATTTCTGTCGCAATTAGTAGATTTGAAAAAATACCACGCTCAATTTCAGTTCCTTTTATTACATTCGTCATAATTTGCTCTCCAAATTTTTTGAATATAACCAGATTTGATTAGTTTTTCTGGTGTCTTACCTGCGGCAACTGGATGCTGTTCAGCATAGGCTAAATCAGAAAAAATAATATCTAACATTTTTTTATTGGCTTCTGGCATCGCCCTATTGCCTAATTCACGGTCTAATTTCCACCACTGTAATTCATTTGTATAAGAAAATTTTTCTTTATTATATGCGTGCGCCGCGCCTAAAAAATCGCATACTAGTTCAGTAAAATCTTTTTCAGGCATAGTATAAATAGTTACACCTTCACTAAAATTATCTGTCCAATAAGCCCAATGATGACGATTGCGACCTTTATGGTGAAGCCATGCGGCTGAATATCCTTTATCCTTTTTTGCTTCATTGATAGGAGAGCTAATACCTACATAATATTTTACGCTTTCCCAAAATTCAGTTGGGCTATATTTAGATAAATCATGCGCAATACCGCGCCAAGGAATGCCGGCCATAAAACAATAGCGGCGAACCCATTTACGATGTGTCTGAATTTTACGCAAGTGTAGCCAAATATTTTTTAGTTTGATTTTTCTTTTCATACTTACTCCTTTTTATATCCATTCAAAGCTAAATATTTATTGAATAAAGCAGTTTCAAATGCATCAATTAGTTTTAGACTAAAATTTTCATAAGTTCTTTTCCAATCATTTGGAATAAATGTATCTGCTTTATCGGTTAGTATATCGGCAATTATTTTATTTTGTTGCTGATACCACTCATCTGTTTTATCAGAATTGCCAAATTTAGCTAATCGCGCGGCTTCTGTATTTTCTGGATTTAGTAGTAGATATTCAAACGGACTTGCGTCCCAATCTAAATATTTCTGAGCGAGTTCTTCTAGTCGTAAACAATGAGAATATTTTTTACCTTCTGTCATGTTACGACCATGAAGCATACGTGCTGTGCCCGCAATAGCATTTAGCATATTATGAAAATCTGCGTGCGTAATAATACGCAACGGTTCTTCTTTGTCTAAAAAATTTTCTAAAATTCCACTATATTCTGGCTCATAGTATTTATATTTGGATACAAAACATTCAACACTATTAGGAGATGGCTTACGCAATAGGTTGAAGGCAAGCCGATAGTCCTTTACAGAGCATTTCCCGTCATCAGTATCCATTTCAAAGCTAAGCGGAGGCTTCCCCGTAATAAGGTCATTTAGACTTGGCATTACAAAAGAGAAAGTATCAATATCACTATCTTTTGAATCTAACCCATAATTTTGGCTGCCAATTAGCACTGTCATAAAATGTTGCGCGCCAAATTTTTCAATAAATTGTTTTACTTTTTGTGCGTGTGTTTCCACCGCGGCTTCAACTTTATTCATTATTATTCTCCTCAATAGACCACATATAGCCTAAATATGTAGTGTTTTTTTCAATTGCTTTTAGCACATTCGCACAGAATACTTTGAGAGGAGGGGTATTGGGAATGTGTAAGAATTTACAAATATCAGCATATTCTGTAAAATAATGGTTTTCCGTGCCAATACGAACTTCTTTATTACGGAAACGTTGGCATAGTATTGCCTTTCGTGCTTCCATATCTTCTGTTTTTTCAATACATTCTACCGAATCAAGCTTAGTTTGCGTGTATTGAGCATATTGAGTATTGACTTCAATTTTTACCCAACGTAAATTTCTTACAGCATTATCGCGTTTATTACTATTGATATGGTCAATATTATATTTTTCATTACGCTTATCCCCTAGCCATGTATAAGCAACAAGACGATGAACAAACTGTTGGCCTTTTTCAGTAAAGACAACGCAGTATCCATTTTTATCAATTCGAGCGTTTAGAAACTCTTTATTTTGAATAAGGCGAACACGACCTTCGGTACTTACCCACACCCCATATTCCTTATTCTTACGCCAGCGCTCGATAGAGAAATGAAAATTAGGAAGCATAGAACCAATCCTTTCCTCTTCTTTATATAAATATTATATCATAAATTTCAAAAAAAATCAAGGGTTAGACTTTCATCTAACCCAAGAATGAGGAAGGTTTATTTATAAATAGAGTTGATTGTGGAATATCGCTCGCTTAGAAGTTTGTCAAGCATCAAATCTTGTCCAGTTTTTCCTGTCATAATTTGTTCAAATAGAACAGGAGAGCAACCAGAAACAAATGTTACGCCTTCTTTGTCCTGCATAGCAAACTTAGCATCACTTTGAGAAGCATTGACGTTCCAGAATACTAGCTTAGGCATTTTGTAGCCCGCGCGATTCCATCTACGCTCAATATTTTCCATAAGAGAAGCAGTGGGTTTATAATCATTGCTCCATCTGTATTGATGGGTAGCTTGGTCAAACTGCATATCAGAAATTACAATTAGATTTTCGGGTAAATCTTCTTGTGACAAATGATTACGCAGTGCTGTATTTAGTACTAAATCGAAAGTAGCTTCAATGTTAGTATTTTCACATAGATTCTGACGATAGATACGGATAACTTTATCACAGAAGTCAACACCTTCTGTTTCGATTAGCTGAGGACGAGAACTAAAAGAAATGAAGTGATCTTTGAAAGGCCCATTCGCGCGCTCGGCGCAATATAGCCCAAGAGAAATAGCAACATCCATAGGAGATACATTGCTCTTGCCAAGAGTTGAAGTCATTGAACCAGAGGTGTCAATAACAGCAAGAGCATTCAAAGTAGCACCCTTGAAATAATCTGTTAGATTATCCCAATATTTATTGATAGCCAAACGATTGACATCATCAGCAGGCACTTTTAGATCATAGCGATCGCGCCAATACCAAAAATGCTCTCCGTTAGTAAGTTCTAGAACTTTATGTACAACATCATAAGGATAAAGTGCGCCTGCGTTGACTTTAGTATCTTCATCCTTCATAAACTTTTCATAGCGAGCCTTAGTTACATCGTGGCGCGCGAAAGCATTCTTATAGATTAGGCCCGCGCGAGAAGGTAGCTTATCAAACTCAATTTCGTCCCAACGATTTTGAGACATTAGAGTTTCTACAATTTTGATACGCTGACGTAGAGTAGAAAGTAGTTTACGATAGCCGCGAGGAGTAAGGTCAAGTGCTTCACGAGTGCGCGCGCCTAGATTACGACTATATAGAGAAGAGGTATTTTCACTTTTTAGCCACTTTGCTAGCAAAGAAGGCGTTTTACTTTTGACATCTAGTGCTAGCTGATTGCTGATAAAATCAAACATAGGCTTTTCGAGAGAAGTGCCAACTAACTCATATAGATCATCCCAACGGCCAAATTCAGGCACTTTTTCAATTAGATTACGCATTTCATCAGGATACTTTTGTGCTAGCCACTTGATACATACACGGAAGAAACGACGTTCGCCTTCGCCGCCGCGCACGTCACGCAAGAAAAATAGACATTTTAGAGCAAGGGTCTTATCTTCTTCATATGCGTTTTTGAATAGCAATACGCAATCATTATCAGAGGAATTACGCATCGCTGCGCCAATAGCAAACAGGTCATAAACCTTGTTCATAGTGGACTTATAGGCAGCTGCGCCATTGGTAGTAACAGTTAGATTAGAAACAGTTTTTAGACCTTTTAGTAATTCATTCATATTCTTTTATCTCCTTTTCATCTTAGTCTTTATCAAGACCGTAGGTTTTCCTTATATAATTATTATATTATAATTTTAGAAAAAAGTCAAATATTATTCAAGCCTATTGCCACAACGCGGCCGCCGATTAGATTACCAATAGCAATTACAATAACTTTTGCTAGTGCTTCCCAGCCGCCTACTAGCATAAAATAAAAAGCATCAGCGATACTGTGATTGAAACCCGCCATAATAAAGGCGACAACGGCAAGAGAACTAATCCATAGCGGAGTTTCTTTATAAGTAGCGATGGTCATAAGCGCGCCGCACATAATACTATTGAAAATAAGCGTCGCCCAAGGAATTAGATTCTTGGACTCTCCAATAGCTCTGCCCGCGATAGATACCGGTGAAAGAATAGAAAGCCAATAGATAATATAAACACCGAAAATATTACCAATAAAAATCCAAAATATACTTGCGGGACTATACTTGGAGCCGCGCTTCAAGAAAAATTGAGTTTTACCTGTATATAAATCTAATTTGAATAAACGAATGCCAAGCAGTCCCATAGAAAAGCACAAGGCACCGAGTAGTTTATCTGGAATGGAAATATAAGCGCAACAACCGAGTGCGATAAACATACCTGCTAAAATTGATTTCATATTACACTCCTAAATTATATGGATACATATCTTCTGGCTTTGTTGGTGTGGGTAATCTTCCAATGTCATTCCATCGTTGTCTAATTTCTGTAATTATTTCATCAATATGTACTGGCGTACAATTATGTGAATCTACACCCACATGATACATAAATGGATTTGATGGACTTAGGAAGTTAGTTTGCTGATGCGTGTGCCCGTGTAGCGCCAACACATGCTGTGAGAAATGTTTGTCATCGTAGTTTGCTGTTAGCGTAGGATAGTGGCTCATATAAATAGTCATTTTACTATACTTGATTTGATAAGCATACCAACCGCCAAGCATTTTATTGCGGCATTCAGAAAAGAGAAGATTACGCCGCGCTTCACTTTCGTGGTTGCCAAAAATAAGGAAGATTTGACCATTGAGTCGCTTGAAGCATTCAATGCCTTTTTCATTGTCATTGAGCATTGTATCACCGAGATGATATACAATGTCATTTGGTTTTACAATGTTGTTCCATCTTTCAATGATAGCCTCATTCATTTCTTCAACAGAGGAAAAACCTCGCGGCTTCCATAGAAATTCGGGCTGATGCGAAAAATGCGTATCGCTTGTAAAATATATATCAGGCATTATATCCTCCACGTTCAATAGTCCAGCACGCAATTGCGCGCGCATCTTCTTCAAAAGGTTTTTGGTAAGAAGCATTCATACGGTGAATCGCGCTTTCTGGTACTCGCGCGCGACCTTCACGCTGCGCATTCTGTTTCAAAATTACGTCTATTGGTACATCAAATACAACATAGATAATATTATAATTGGTGTAATATTTATCAATTGCGTTAGTCAGTTTCTTACGCGATTTGATATTCAAATGAGTAGCATCAGCGATTACATCTACTCCATTTTTCAATTGATTTACAATTGCTTCAATAAAAACTCGAAAGACTTCATTTTCGTGAGAAAAATAATCTTCATTTTCTTTTATGATATTGAAACGAAAAAGATCCCGTGAAATCCACACACGATTGGGGCCAACAAATTTTTGGGCAAAATAAGACTTACCGCATCCGGGGACGCCGCAAAGAATATACAGTGTGGGTTTCACGGGAATCATTCCTTTCTTTTCTTTATATATAAATTATAACATAAATTTTATTCAAAGTCAAGTTCTTCTTCATCGTAGTCCATTTCATCTAATTGACGACGATCATGAATACACCAATTCATTGCTGGACCATAATGCCCGCGATTATTAGTTCTAGCCGCGCACATAGGACAAGAACAATGAATTTTATTTTTACTATATTGATGAAGGTTATCATACCAATCATGATTCCAACCAATAGGAGAAGTTTCACGATCAATTCTACGCTTACGAATGGCTTTTACATAGTCATTATGACGTTTTTCTGCGGTAGGGCGCATACTAATCAACTCCTTCATAATAATTTGGAATGGCGACAGGCGGAGGTGTCGATCCCCATACCATCCCTGGTACCACTAGTTTTCAAGACTAGGTGCAGCAGCCGGCCACAATCACCTGCCATATAATAAGACCCCTTTGGACGCATCCTCCGGGGTAGGTTTCGTCCGCAGACTTCAACCGCAATTCATCAATAAAACTAGACCATATAGAAAGGTTGGGACTCGAACCCAAATATTTTGATTATCAATCAAATGCCTGTACCAATTCGGCTACCCTCGCTAAGAGCGAGACAAATTGCTGTAATGGTCTAGAATGTAGGGCTAAGGAGCGCTTATGTGTTATCTCCCCTACTGCCTGGGTGGGGTTTTACGGCACCACCATAGCCGGCATTGGGTCAAGTGTATGCTCACTTTGGAGCCCTCGCGCGGGTATGATCCGCGGACGGAAGATTACAAATCTACCGTTTTACCTACTAAACTACAAGGGCATAACTAGGCTCTTTTATACTTTGCTATGTATATAATTATAAATGTCAGCTATAATAATTGCTGTAAGAGCCTGTTGGCAGGCGAGGGTGGAGTCGGACCACCTCACTGCGGGTCAAAGCCGCATGTCCAATATACCGTTAGACTACTCGCCTATAATGGTGGGCAAGAGGAGAGTTGAACTCCCAAAACCTAGATTCTTAGTCTAGTACCTATGCCAATTCGGTTACTCGCCCGCGACTTCCTTAGAGAAACCGCCCATTACATCTTCTTCTGGAACTACACTTTCCCATTCAGACAGCTGTACATTAATAACATTATCACGACCGTAATATTCAACTACATGATTCGCGGCATCACCGTATGTTGCGCCCCAAGTAAGTCCAGAATCAGAGCGGTTCTTTTGATCTAATTCATCCCAAAATTCTACATAGTAATGATACATAAGTTCAATCTCCTTTCAAATTACAAGTCACATTACTTTATGGCGGGAAGGGTGGGATTCGAACCCACGCACCAGTTACCCGGCCTAACTGCTTAGTAGGCAGCCCCCTTTGACCACTTGGGTATCTTCCCAAAAGCCGATGCGCTATTTAGAACGCTTTCTTTTGGCCATCGGCTTGGCCATTCAAAGGTTTTTCTCCGTAGAGAGGATGACCAGAAACCCCAATATATTGTGGGACTCATTTATTGTCGTCTGGCGCGCCGATTCCCAGCGGCTTAGCCTGTTTTCTAAGGGCTTTATTTTTCTTTTGACCTCGAATGGAGTGCGCGATTTGAAAACATAACTGTCGTCTCTCCAAGGTAGTTGATTCTTTATTTATACTGAACGGAATCAACCAAAATTCGCAGTTCTCAATCATATCTTAGTGGCCACACAGAATATAATTGAGATACGGTAGCGATTCAATTTGACCGCAATTTGTATAAGTGCTCGCGCGACTTATGTCCGTGTCACTTTCTCGCTATGATAATGATGAATTGCCTAGGCAGTAATAAGTCTTCTAGTGGTGCGCTTCTATGAGAGGCGTAAGAAGAACATTTGCGGTGGCGCTTATCACATTTGGCCGCAATTTCCCTTAGAAGTCCCAGTAGGTGGAGCCTGGCGCCCAATACTGTTCATCATCTAATTCCTTAGCTTGACGAACCTTACTCCAAGAGGAAGAATACACAATACGCCGAGTTTTAGTCCGCATAATCATCATTCCTTTCTCTTTTTCTTACAATATAATTATAATATAAATTATATAAAAAGTCAAATATTTAGTCCCGCACTTTTGATGGCTTCTTTTAGATTTTCTTGGGGAGAAAGCGTTTTTGTTGTTGGGGTATCGGTATTATAAGCAGTAACAGTAGAAGTACTATTATCTTTACTTGTAGCAACATTGATGCTGTCACAAGTTACCTTTGTGTAATCCCAAGTTGGCTTTGTATCCCACCAACCATTAGGAAAATCTTCAACAGCAAGTTTTTGTTCACCATAACAATTCACGCATGAACTTTGCCAAGGGGCCATTACCGCGCCGCACGCTGGACATTTCCATCCATATTGAATAGGCGGATTGCCTATCGTATAAGATTTAGAAGTAGTAGTAGTAGTAGCCGTATCATTCATTATTTTTATCCTCCTTGAAATCAGATAGGGTAGGAACTTTTACAATGGATTTGAAACTTGACCCGACTTTTTCTGGATGATATAAGGCAAGATTATGTAAAAATTCGCGATCGATATTATGCTGCATATCAGCAATTTCATCCTCTACTTTTGCTCGCGGCGCAATATAAGCTGCGTTTTCTTTTTTGAATTCTTGAACCTTTGCGTATGCTTCTTCTCTTGTCAGATTTTCAAATTCCCAAGAACACAATTCACGATCTTCTCTTTTTAGGCATAAACAACAAACATATGGTTCAACTAATCGAATGTGTAATCTTCCATATTTTAGTTGTTTATAATCTTTATAGTAGAAATTATAACTAAAAAACAGAATGGGTTCAAAATCACGCCATTTATGTTGGCATTCCTTTGGTTGTTCAATGAATTGCTGAGGGGTAGTAGCAAAAACATTGTTCGTCTTTTTCTTCTTGAAAGGCCACATAGTAAATCTCCTTGATAAATGGTCCTAGCGGCTGGACTTGAACCAGCACACTCCTGTTTATAAGACAGGTGCTCTGAACCAATTGCGCTACGCTAGGATAAGATGAGGATTGTATCAATCCTCGCCAAGATAATCTTCTACTGTTTGGGGACTAAAACTCATGGCAATTGCGAAACGCTTGAAAAAGTCTACAAGGTCTGACATAGTAAGGTCTTCATTACAATCAAAGCTCAAATCAACATCTGGATAATCCTCTGACCGAAAGCTAAAATTTACCGTAGCATTCTTTTCCATTTTATTTTCTCCTTTCCCTTTCTTACATATATATTATAACATAATTTTGAAATAAAGTCAATTATTTATGCCATTCCTCAATTTCCATTCCATTTTCATGAAACCACTTTTGAATCATCGCGCGCTCACTACAAGGATTTTGCGGGGTTTCATATACAAGAAAGGCAAAATCTAATTCCGTGAAGCCTTCATTTTCACAAATTTTATCATGTAAATCAAATAGTTTATTCATAAATTTGAGATAATCTATTCTTTGTAATTGCTTATAATATGTTTTGAGAAAAGTACAATCTTGTGGATGTTTTGAATTACATTTTCCCGCGCATAATCCATTACATTCATGGCCTGGTTTCAATGGAGGAATATCAAGCCATATAGCCCCATTTTTATCTCGTCCTGGTTGGAGCCATTTAGGATTCCAAATTGCGGTTGAAAGTCCTACGAGATTAGGAGGAAAATTGCGTAATTGGGCGAAATAGGAAGTATATAGTTTCATTCAAATATATGTTCTCCAAAATAATCATGTACTATTTGTAAACAATTATCAAGCATATCGTTAGCCTTTTCATAAGCGTATCGAGTTGCTTCATCTTTTCCAAAAAAATCACCATCAGAAATACGCAAGTCTTCTAAGCGGTCTAATAAATCTGTCAAAAACATCATGGTAATAGTCCTCCTTAGTAAGAAAAATGTTCAAAACAATCTGGTTCTTCTTTTTCAAAAAATCCGCCATACTCTTCATTCCATTCAAAATAAGTACGATTTTCTGAGGTGGCGGTTTCATATAATCCAGGATAATGCGTCAAAATGAAGCCTGCTTCAAACATACATTCTCGAATATCACACCAATTTTCGTGCATAGCGCAAACCGCGGTTTCATACTCATAGTAAAATCCTACATCCTCTTGTGTGCCGCAATCAGGCCATCCACGTTCATCTAATGTAGGAATCTTTGAGAATAAGAGAATACGATAAATGGGTTTTCAATTTTCATTCATATTATCACCTTTCTTGGAGCTTCATAGAGGAGTCGAACCTCTATATGGTGCTTACGAAACACTTATGTTGCCATTACATCAATGAAGCAAACAAGGAACGCCAAGACGTTCCTAGAAACTGTTTCTACACTGGTAGATCAGATTGGTAGAAGATGTCGGATTCGAACCGCTACTCCACATCCCAAATGTGGCATGTTACCATTACACTACATCCTCTTTACATATTCATTATACTATAATTTTACCCAAAAGTCAAATAATGGAGCGCCCAAGTAGAGTTGAACTACTTAACGCCGCATTTGCAGTGCGGTACTCGGCCGACGAGTGTTGGGCGCATGGCAGGAAGGTAGGGACTCGAACCCCAATCAACGGTTTTGGAGACCGCTATGCTACCAATTGCACCACCGACCTATGATATGATAGGTAGATCCTGGTGTTTCCTCATTTACTTACGACAAACTTGAATAGAATTTCCAGTTTCTATTCTCAAAAATTACCGCATCCCTATCTAACGACATTTCAGCCGCTGTTTACAGTTATTCTGCATTTGTGAATAAACAGCAATCCGGTGGTGGCATGGGTTGGTAACGATCCAACCTATGCGGATTTTCAGTCCGCTGCTAATCCATCTCAGCTACCGTGCCATAATGGGTGGAAAGACAGGATTTGAACCTGCACTTCTCTAATAAGAGAAATTGGGGCCACAACCCAACGCGTATACCGTTTCGCCACTTACCACATACATCTGGTGCGCCATCGCGGAATTGAACCGCGGACACCGTGATTAAAAGTCACGTGCTCTGCCAACTGAGCTAATGGCGCATATGGAGCTGAGGACGGGACTTGAACCCGTGGTCTTGCGCTTACCAAGCGCACGCTTTACCAACTAAGCTACGACAGCATTGGAGCAAGTACGCGGATTTGAACCGCGGATGTCTCGTTGGCAACGAGAAGTTTTACCCCTAAACTATACCTGCATAACTAGACCATTTATTTTATAGGAATCGAACCTATTCAAAAATTTTTTACAGAAATTTTCTTTAACCATTAAATTATTTGCAGAAATGGTCTATATAATTATTATAAATGGCGGCCCGCGAGAGATTCGAACTCTCATTACCTGCTTCAGAGGCATATAACGGTTTTCTTCACTACATTATTTTCATATTGTAGTCCGGACTTTATCTTCATCCCGTAGGATGTGCCGTGTAAAGTCTCTACACATAGAATTTCTTCCTTGCTCGGTATTAGCAGTTAAGCTTTCACCGAATTAGCGGCATTTTCACTTATATATTACTATATAAGGCTCCAAATTAGACTAGAGACCGGTGCACTACCATTGTGCTAGCGGGCTATAAATAATAGACAGTAACGATCCGCTTACGACGCTATTACGCCGACATAGGCAACTCCAGTATGTCCAATGCTACCTTACCGAAGATCTCCCTTTCGCTGCATCTTCAAACCGCGCTGAGGTTACGTTGTAGGTACTCAGAATATACCTTGTGGTGGGCGAGGACAGGATTTGAACCTGCGTAGCTTTCGCCTTGGATTTACAGTCCATTAAGTAGCTGTTAGAACCTCAATTACTAGATTCATTTTATCGGTTCCAATGCCTTTGACCACTTGGCTACTCGCCCATATGGTGCGCCGGGTTGGGATCAAACCAACCGAGCCGTTGGCACGAGTTTTACAGACTCGTCCGCTACCTTCTACGGGATACCGACGCATAAAGCACGACGATTCAATAAATTTAGAGTTTATCGCTTCATCTAATTTTGCTGTAATCGTCGTAATGGTCTCCCGCAAAGGATTCGAACCCTCATTAATAGATCCGTAGTCTATTGTCCTATTCCATTAGACGAACGGGAGATAATAGGGCCACTCGCGTCCCACCGCCCTGTTCATTTTGATTTAGTGGTACAAACGATATTAGCAGAGCAGGCGTACCTGTTTCAGAGTTTTGCTATTCGTCAATAGCTCATTTGGTTACTAATATCTCCCACATCATCAAAATGTCATGCGCCAAAGCCTTGTCCGCCCTTTTTACATATTTATTATAACATAATTTTAGAAAGAAGTCAAATGTTAATATTCCTTATATCCATAATGAGTAAGTAATTGCCGCATATTTTGTGCCCCAACAGGATTCATGCTATGAATATGAAAGCCAATAAGTGGAATTTGATGTTCTACGATGTATTTACAAATATCATATCCAGAGCCGTCAAGTCCAATATCGTGGTCAAGATCAATGAAAGTCTCGTTGTTTTTCGTACAGCAATCTAATATATCAATTGTACTATGATAATCTCGACATACCTGAACTTGATATTGATTACTTTTTAGTATGCTAGCCCATGTACATTCACGAATATCATCTACATAGATATAAATTTTCATATTACTCCTTTCAATATAAAAGACACTTTGTTTAACAATTATTGCGACCTTCGCCGTACCTCATAATTCTTCTTGAATATTATGCTACTATTGAAAACCGGGCTGTGGCATAAGTAGCGACCTTATACCATCCGATTCCCGCGCCAAGCGCCGAGAATAGAGAGGATTGATTACCCCTAAGTTTCACCCAAACCATTCAGCAATAATACTTACAAGAACCTCAAATAATGCTCTGTTTATTACATATCAAGTTTCTTGTCTTGGGCTACTCCAACCGTAAACCTTGCTTATATGCCATTTCTAGCTTTCATCGACATAACGACTTATGGTTTTTCCAAGGTATTTATTGGCTACCACCCCAATACACTTTCTTGGATTTGGCTAGGCTTTTAACCTAGCTTCCTATTGTGTCGCCGCAAGGAATCGTGCATTTTCAAGCGAATTACTTGGCGCATACTCTTAACATTTGGAGTTTCTCCACTATCGCTAACTATTACTAGCTTCGCGGCCGCACTTGCCTAGTATCCCGGGCCGTAGTGTATGGCTGTTATTCAAGTATCCCAAGCTGCGTGGTTAGCGCATCTTCACTTGGTTCATAATTGCTAAACAAAATGTCTTTTACATTTCGTTTTCCTTTCTTACATATTTATTATATCATAGATTTTGAAAAAAGTCAAATATTTAGATGTGGATTTTCACCACTAAATATTTGAATGGTGTCCAGTAAAGGATTTGAACCTTCAAAAACATGGGCCTAAACCATGCGCGTCTGCCAAATTGCGCCAACTGGACATAAAATTACTATTTTTTGAAAATCTTAGCTTTTATATAATATAAAAGAATATAAAAGTTATCAAGTAAATTACTTAAAAAAACTAGAAATTTTTCTTTCCAAGTAATTGGATTTGGAAGAGTATCAAGATAATTCTATAATAATTTCATAAACATTCCTCCAAATGAAATTCGCTTCTATTCAGTTTTTCTTCCGCAATTTGCTAAAAGAGTCGTATGAAGCGATAACAGTAGACTTTGGTCCCGATGGTGGGATGTGCGCCCACGATGTTTCTATGTAGTAGTTTTTGAGACTACCCCGTCTCAGCTAGCTGCGGCACATCGGGATGAAATGGTTATTGTTCCACTATCAACTACTTATAGGGTTCTCTTACCCAAGCCATTTGAATATTTATGACTATATTATATTATATTTATTAATTAAATCATAAGCTCGTGCATAATTACCACCAGCAGCAGTAAGTCCTAGCTTTATAAGAGCTTGTCTAACATTTGGAGTAGATTTTAATGCTTCTATAAAATCTTCATCTGAAACTTCATTTATATTCTTATTAGATATATTTTTACCTTTATAATTTTTAGTTAATGCGTGACAATTACAACATAATAATTTAAGATTAGATAAATTATTATTTAGATGATTTCCATCCTCATGATGAACTTCTAATGGAATAGGTTGCCCTTGCCATTCTTCTAATCCACACACTTCACATTTTCTACCGCGAAGTGCTGCCAGGGCTGAAACCGCATTGGCGATTTTAATTGTTTTCCCATATTGAAAACGAGAATAATTAAAGTTATCTTTATTCCATCCTTGACCGTTAAAGTGTGAATAATTAAAATTTTTCTGTTGAAGCATTTCAATTACTGCTTTTGGTCCACTTCCACCATCAGGAGCATAACCTAATTTTATACATAAATCTCTAATGCTTCTACTATCTTTAACCATTTGTTCTAGTTCTATGTCGGTAAATTTTTCCCATTTTTTCATATCCAACACCCCCATAGAATTAGTAATAAAATGGCAGAGCAAGTATTATTTTTTCTTCGGGTCTGCTAAAATTTTTAAAGTGGTGCCGGTGACCGGACTTGAACCGGTACGCTCAGAGAGCACGAGATTTTAATGGTGATCGACACTGGTGCTGCCCCAGTAAAAGCCACTGGGCACCGACCGTCTCGGGTGTCTGCCATTCCACCACACCGGCATAAATTGCTACTGTTACCGTCGTAGCCACGTTGGAGCGATATGCGGGAGTTGAACCCGCTTCTCTGGCTTGGAGGGCCAGGGCACGGCCGCTATACCAATACCGCATTGAATCCGCCTATAAACTGAAACTGCGCGGAAAGTTTTTTGAAGCATTGAACCTGAAACTAGTATACTTAGCCTGATACTGCTAAGTCAGCGTTATACTCCCAGTAATATGTGGTGTATCACCCAAACATAGAAATTAGAAGGTGCTATGTCACCTTTGGTCGGTCTGGGTGGACTTGAACCACCGACCTCTCGCTTATCAGGCGAACGCGCTAACCAGCTGCGCCACAGACCGAAAAACTAGACCCGCTATATACGTGCTCTACCGTTAAGCTACTTTCCGGCTATGCCGCAAAAGGTTGGAATCGAACCAACACTACGTGCTCCCTATGCAAAAGAAAGATTGCTGACAGGTCTAAAAAAGGATTTTTCCCCTTTCAACATATTTATTATAACATAAATTTAAATAGAAGTCAAATATCTTATTGGTAAAACTTTTTCAGTTTCTAATTCTTTGACAAAACGTAAAATATTAAATGGTAATATTTTTTTATCAACCCATTTTTTACTTCTACTTTTAATTCGAGATAAAGAAACTTGCGTAAAAAGATTTGGTAATGTTTTTAGTGCTATTTTTTCATATGTCCTATATTTATTAAAATAAAATTGCTGAATAATTTGCCAAGTATCATCAGCCAATTCTGGTCTTTCATATAATATAGATAAAAAGAAAAAATATTCTTGCGACATTGTATAATTTAATTCTTCAATAATTAAATCTAAATCTACATAATTTTTAATAATATTCATTACATGAATACTATTAGTAATAATTCCACTTGGTAATTTAGTATAAAAAAATTCTTTATCATTAATTTGTGTTAAAGATTTTTTATCTATATGCTCATATAAAACAGGAACTTTTATCATCTTATGCGCGGGAGAAAAATGAAACTTTTCCCACTGCTTCAATACTAGTCTACACGCACGACTAAATCCGTAGTCCTCATTAGCATAAGAACCTTCCTTACTAAAATGAATATTATACATTTTTATAAAAGAGCGTTTATACACTGAAGCAATTGTCTTATCGTCAGGAGAATCTTTTAAAGTATTATCGTCATCAAATACATATGAAAAGTCATACATTTTTATATATGTATTTTTATTAATCTGCTCTAAAATATATTCTAATCCATTTTCATAAAAATAATCCCCAGTATCAAGAAATAATATATAAGTTCCATCACTATGCTCTAATCCGTATTGTCGTGCCATACCTGGTCCTTGATTTATATTTAACTAATAAAATTTTATAAAAGGATATTCTTTTAAAATATCTGAATAATCAAGGCCAGAAGCATCATCTATAACAATCACACTAACATTTTTAAGAGTTGTAATAGAATTCAATGTTTTTCTTAATCCCTTTTTATTTTTATAAGTTGGAATAATAATATCTAATGTAATATTATCCTATATATTCCTTTTAATTTCAGAAATTGGTAAAGTTTTATAATAATCAAAATGAGGTATTTTTTCTAATTTATATAAGCCCGCGAAATGAGTTATTTTTTCATGAGATGGGGGATTTGCCTAAAAACAAGCATTATAATCACTAGGTAAAATTAATACTTTACCACGAAAAAATTCATTAAAGCAATCTTGTTCTTTATACCTATAAAAATAAGTATTTAATGCTTTAATCATTTCATCATCTTTTTTATCTTCCCTTATTTTTTTAAGATTAAGCATCGCGACACCCATATTAAAATATGAGCCCTCTATCAATGATAGCTATTTTTCTTCTACTGCGGCGAGGTAATAATCTGTCAAATCTAAATCCCATAATTCAGAAATATTTTCATTAACTATTGTATCCATATCTATGCTTAATATTCTATCTAAATGTGGGAAAATTTTAGTGTAAGCCGCTCGCACAAGAACCATATATGTACACACATTTATATAATTAGGCCCATCATGAGGAAAGTATGTCTAATTACTTATATTTATACACTCAATTTCTTGTGGTAATTCATAAGGAAAATTATCATCTTCAATTAAAAAATATATTTTTTCTACATTAGAATGCTCTAATAGAGATTTTGCTGAAGTTAAAAGCTAATCATATACATTTCTTGTTCCACTATACGCTGCGGCTCTCATGGCCATTCACCCAATGGTTTACCAAGATTCGCGCGCTCAACATTAGTGTTCCAATAAACACCATTAGTAGCTGGGCCAGTAAGAATTTCTTCTGCAATATCTTGATATAGTGTACTAATAATACCATGACAATCGTTTAGATTATCTGCGGCAAATTGTACTACACAATTATTGAATACAACATAAGTTGCTCCAATCCACTGATAACCTTCTTCACAAGGACATACAGAGTATGCGTAGGCAGGATTACCCTTGAATGCGGTATCAAATAGTTCAACTTTACTGGTAAAAGCACGATTACTTGGAATGCCATCAATGGTAATCTTCAATGTGATGTTACCAAAATTTACTTCTTCGGGTAAAATTTGTTGAAGAGCCGCGACCTTATCGCCATTGTTGCATGATAGTACAACCGCGGGATGCTGACCATTGAAATCGACATTGAAAGCGATTTGAGGGTCGCCATCAAGTAGGGCTTCTAGTTTACGTACTAGAATTGTCCAAGGAGGTAGAATTTTTAGTCTAGGTTCATTCATTTTTAGTATACCTCATAAATTAGAATTAGCTTTGAGGTCAGCCAACCGCACATCGGTTTAATCTCCGCATTTGCTCAGGAAAGATGGCGGCCGATGAGAGAATTGAACTCCCGTAGCGCGGTTAACAGCCGCGAGCCAAGCCACTTGGCGAATCGGCCACATGGTGCGGCAAATAGCACTCTAAGCTATACATCATTATAGGGACGTCTCCGTAAGCTATAAGATGTCTCTCTCGTAAGCATTACTTTGGTCGCTTACTGGTTGCCACATAATTGCACTTTACTTCGCTTCTTTATATACCGTTTTCCGCTATGCCACATATCATCATGCCTGAAGAGGACTAATAGATGCCGGTGGTAGTTGAAGTGCTAAATCCGTGTTAACGGTTGCATCGTTAAGGAGGCGATGCGAATGGCGGCCCCAGCGGGTTATGATCCCGCGATCTCGGCGGTGACAGCGCCGTATTCTAACCAGCTGAACTATGGGGTCATATTATATGGATATTTTACTTCGCCATATCGAAGGTTTCCAATACGCACCGAGGAAACTTTAAGCAGCCCACAAAAACCATATCATTTCCGTGTCCTTATGGCGATGGTACCCACATCCGGGAACGATCCGGAATTTTCACCTTGAAAGGGTGACGAACTAACCAATTATTCGATGCGGGCATATGGGTGTTTTGATAACCCAGGGCGCGCCTCCTGGGGAGGGAAATTACATCCACTCGCACTGCGTCAGAATGCTGTTCCTACATTCATTGTCAGGGGTTAGCTTTCACCCTTGCCGCTTACAACGGTCGCATTTTTGGCCTACACTATGTGACGGGTGCGATTAGATTCATATTTCGCTTTACTGGTTTATTCCAGTAAGGACATGCTCGTTTCCTTCCATCCCGTTTTTCAACCATGACTTTCGAGGTGGCTTACATACATCCGAGTCTGCTTTCGCGCCTTGTTTGTATGTCTATCTCAATCTGGTCTTCGTCCATCCCCACTTCCCTTTTCCGAAGTGTAGCGCACCATCATTATTGAGCATGATGGTAACTCACGGTTCATTGTTTTATGTCCTTTACCGTTTGGACGCGCCGGGCGCTAAGTATCTTTTCAACTGCGTTTCCCGAACAGACTATTGCGAACTTGCGGTCTGTTAGCGCGGCACCTTTTTATACTGGTCATGTATCCAGTTTGCGCTCTCCGGTGGCCGCCTTCGAGCGGGGCTAGACTCTAAGTGCATCAGGTATTTTTGATATACCGTCCTTCGCGCTAAGATGGGACTCGAACCCATGTATTTCATCATACTTTTCGCCCTAACATCCTACGATAGATGTACTTCCCCTTGCATCAATACCTTTTAAGCGGTCTGGTATCAACCGCTGGTCGCAGCGGCAGGTTACGCTCCTGCTGGGGATAGTTTATGAGACTACCTGGAATACTAATTCTCACTGCGATAAGAAAGACATTCTCTCTTTCTTACATAACTATTATACCATGAATTTTATTTTTAGTCAAATATTTGGTGCGCACTGACGGGCTCGAACCGCCGACCCCTTGCTTGTAAGGCAAGTGCTCTCCCAACTGAGCTAAGCGCGCACGCGTATAGCATCCGTATTACGGTTCTATTTCAACCTTTAACGAGTTGATGCTATGAGTATCTCGGGAAAGCGATGCGGTCATGACTCCGCTTATTGCCGTCGCCCAGTCATCCTCGCGGCCTCTGGTACTCCACCAGGGAATCGAACCCTGAATCCACTGATTAAGAGTCAGTTGCATTACCGTTGTGCTAGTGGAATATATGGAAATTATGTTTCTGAAAATTTCCATTTATATCCGTATGCTGTTTTTCTTTTTCCACGACATACGTCTGTAATATGACTAGAAGCTCCATTACTTGTAGTAGTAATTGTATTGAGTGCCCGCGCGGCAGCAATAGCAGAAGGAAAACTTTGTATATAATGTCCATCTAGACTATATTGATTTACTACTTTTGAGGATGCGCGTGCGAGTACCACCGCACTTGAAATAATAGGAATTTGTTTTATATGAAGAATATATTCAACCGCATCACAACTAATATTCATTCTTCGTGCAACTTCCGACATATTTTGTACTTCTTTATAAGTAGCAACGACTAAATCATAATCAATATATGGTTTCCCATCTCCGCCAACTGTGGCATTATATCCATTTTTATAAGAACTATAATATTCTATCCAAAATCTTTCTCTTTCATTTGGGCTATCGGTTTCTTCGATAGTTTCAATAGAAAAATTTTCAATACCATATTTATTTATAGCCCTATATAATGGACGCTGCTCGAATGTTCTGCGAGTACAGTCTCTCTAATGCTCTTTCCATCTAGTTTCAACAGCTCTACTAGTCTATCCAATATAGACTTTTCCATTTAGTAAATTAGTAATCTTATAAATGTATGCCATATCTAAACAGCTCCTATTTATTTATTTATCTACATTAGCGTTACCCATCGCCCACCACATGGAGGTTGTAGATTCGGGCAATTGGAGATGACGCGAGTCGAACGCGCTACCTATTGCTTGCAAGGCAATTGCTCTACCTAGTGAGCTACATCCCCATTCATCTTACATATTTATTATACCATAATTTTCATTTTGAGTCAAATATCTAACTTCCGTCCGATTTTGAAGTTGAAGCCACGCTTCAAATTCCTCTTCAAGTTCTTCATAACTAGGATTACAAAGAAAATCGTCAAGTTCGTTCATCTTTATTTTCTTCCTCCTGATTCTAGTATCATATCAGTCTTGAAATAAGATTTCGTTCTTGGTTTTCTCTTTCCTCCTTACATATATATTATATCAAAAATTTTATAAAAAGTCAAGAAAAATCCATTCTAATTTTCATTATTTTCAAATTGAAATCGTTCCAGAAAACTAGCCCTTATTCGCATATCCAATAAATCCAATTAGAATGGATAATGAATCCGCAGCTCGCGTTGCCGCTTCATCTACCAATGTGCGCCCATTGGCAAGGCCATACAACGTCCTGTGTATGTCAGTAGCTCATACGCGGAGTGCCCACGCGGCGTCTCTTACCGGTTACGCATGACGGTCAAGATTCTAATATGGTATCGTCCTACTTGATTGGCGAGAACTGCTTGGTAGCTTTCCGGCTAGCTACATTTAGGGTCAAGCGAAACCCTGCGAACCGAGTCACGACGGTCATTGTGCTAAGGTGTTACCATACGCTAAGCACATAGCGCCATTCGATAGATTTTTCGCATAACACAGCATAATCTATAAAGCCGCCCAATACGCTTAGGCCCGCGACCTACTTGATAGTTATGATACAAGAAGGATTTATGGCACCCGCAGAAGGAATTGAACCCTCGATAGCAGATTAGAAATCTGCGGCCTTGTCCTCTTGGCGATACGGGCATCAAGTGGGTTGATTGCGGCTCAACCCATAAAAGCCACATCAACCGAAAATGAAAGGATTGAAAATGTCAAATAGTTTAGGAATGTCGTCCACAGAATTAGAACTCCAATGATAGCTACCATAAGTTTTTACAAACTTATCAATAGCGTCACGATATTTCTTCTGCGCTTCAACCATAGTCTTGCGCGCTTCTTCTACTTCTGCGGCCATCGCCTTGCGCTCTGCGGCGGCCTTTTCTTTACGCTCTTTCTCTTCCGCGGCCTTGCGCTCAGCTAGAATTTTCTTACGATTCTCTTCTTCCTTTACCTTAAACTCTGCCTGGTTTGCTTCTTCAATAGTGTTATAGAATTGCTGTGTCTTGTCAGACCAAATTTTGATTGCCATATAAGTTCCTCTCCTTATATTTCATACAGTTCCTATCCTGTATGTTATAATATGCCAAGAGGGTAAGGCGATTACTTCCTTCAATCCCTCTTGACATATATATTATAACAAAAATTTGAAAAAAAGTCAAGTATTAGACAACCTCAGTCCAACCATAGACTCCTGGTTCCCATACATTATTAGCAATAGTATTTTCCCAAGTTTTACCATTATGAGTTACTTTATCGCCAATCTGATAGGCATTTGTGCTATCTGGTTGCTCCCATTCTGGAATAATATCTGGACTTGGAATTAGTACCTTAGCCCATAGGCTTGGGGCCGCGGCAGGCGTCCAAATTGCTTGTGGAATATGTTCCTATAAGCATTTATATAAAGTGCCTTCAAAGCGCACTCTGGTGTCTTTTTCATATTTATTCGCATCTTTATCCCATTCAGGAAATAAATAAATTGCTTCCAACGCGTCTGCATCATCCAATGAAATTGCTGCTTTTTCAATAAAAGGACGAAGTTTTCTGGCTAATTCTATCAAAGTCATAGATTACTCCACCCCCAAAAGAATTTTTGCCGCGGCAAGTTCTTCTTCTAGTTGTTCAATTTTGTTGTGATTTACATCTTCTTTTTGAATTAGTAAATCAATATATTCGTCCTTACTATATTCTACATAGTTGTATTCATATCCTTGAATAGTTTGGTCATTTATTGTGTCCGTATAGGGCTGGATATTAGTAGCAATAAGAACAGAAGTCTCAGTAATTTCAATAGGTTGCGGACTTACAGAACCACGTTGCTTACCATAATCTTTCATACCTATCAACCTCCGGTTCTTCTCAACCAATTAGAATAATTTGCTTCATAAATACTGTTTTTAGAAGGAATAAACATTAGTTTTGCGCCAATAGTACGATAGCCCCTGTTGGTTTGACTTTCAAAGCTATAACAGAATGGCCCCGCGTATTCTTGGTGAAGCCAAGCGCCGCCAATAGTAGCCATATTGATACCATTTAGGTTGCCTGCTGGCCAATGGTAGTCACCAATTGGAAGTGCGCTATTCGCATTTACTGCTTTGATTGGAATAAATGCCCAATCTAAGTCAGTATTACCAAGACCCATCGCAGAAGCCCAACTTTGATTGAGAGATAGAGTATAACCTAATTCAACATAATCATTTGTTATTGAAGAAAGATTATAGTTGAAGTTTTTACAAATATACATTTTTGCATTTGGATTATTTCCATCGCCATAAACATTTACGCCAGCAATAATATGCATAAGGTTGCCCCAGGGATTTTCCATACCACGATAGCTAATCGCGCGACGACCAGAGTCATTATAAGTATTATTGCCATTGGAAGTAGAATCTGCGTGACCAGTTCCATTTCCTAAGCTAGAAGTAGAACCAGTTACAGATGATTTGTTATAACCACTTACATCTGTAATATTTGTAATGCCTGCTTCTAGATTGTTTTGTCCATTCATAGAACCAAATTCAATCATTTCAAGCATTTGAATCGCGCTTTCTGCGGCAAGATTTGTAATGTGCCAACCAGTTCCACGATTAGTAGCAAGTTTTTCTGCGTTAGTTGGAGTCAGACTATTACTGGCACCAGAAAGAGGTTGCACATTACCAACAGAACTCAATTTATCATTATCAAAATCTACGCCAGAGCTATCGGTAGATTTATAATTCCCAGCCGAAGTGTCATATAGGCCACCATCATACGCGGGAAGTAAAACATAATTTAGTTCTTCGCCACTCGCAGTTTTGAACAATGGATGAAGTTTGAATCCGGCTTGTGGAGTAGCAGAAATAATTATAGATTCTTTTTTGATTTCTTGACCACCAGATAAATCACTTGATCTAATTGGAACACGCTGATAATAGAATTTAGGCTGATATACCATAACTTGACCATTAGAGCCATCATCACGATAAGAATTATCACCATAGAAAGCTAAAATTATACCATTATCAGCGACATTACAACGCATACGGCCGCCATACATTGAATAACTATTGAAGTCAGAGCCCGCGGATTTACCTTTTGCTTCTTGGGTTCTAGAAAATGATTTATTTTCATAATCAATTTCTAAACCAACGGCATTTTTAGCAACATAAGACCCAGATTTGATTAGGGCTTCAATAATTTGTTGTTCTGTGGTATCACCTGCGGCAATAGCGCCATCAGAGCCTACTACAACCACTGCGCCCGCATTGTCCTGCCCCAAGTTTGTACCTGTGTTTGTCATTTCTTGTTCTAACTCTTCTTTTACAGAAGAAACATATTGTTTGATGGCTTTTTGAGTCATTGAGCCATCTTCGTTATCACCATAAGAAGTATAGTTCTTTTCTACCGTATAAGTATTTACATCTTCACCTTTGGTGATTGTAGTTTGAAGTTCTTTTGCTGCCGCTGTGCTAGTGTCCTCAAAAGAAATCATATTTTCAAAAGTTTCGGCCGCGGCAATAGCTGATTCACTAGCCTCGGTAGCATCTTGTTGAATTGCTTCTAATCTTTCTACAATTTCATTGGCATCTGACATCGCGGCCTTTGCTTGTTCTGTAAGCGCCTTTGTTTCACCAGTGAAAGATTTTGCGCGGGAAAGAATAATATCAATAATATCCATATTATCCCTCCTTATGCCTTGACCCAGGTTTTATCACTTTTTGCTAGATAGAACTCTAAGCCACCAGTTGAAGATTCATCTGCTAATACAACGCATACTGAACCTAATGTAATATATTGTTTATCTATATTAGCCATATCTGCTTTTGTATCGCAGAAATGTTCATAAGTGACAACGTTATCTTGTTGTCCGCGCTTGGTCATAATATTCATAACCATCACCTCAAAAATAAGTAGAAAGAAGAAGCCTAAAATTAGGCTTCTTCTTGCCATCCAGCAGGATAAATATCAGGTGCCCAAACACAGTTTGCGATAAGGCAAGTGTAATGTTTGCCTTGATAAGTAACTTTGTCACCAATTTGATAAGCATTGAAAGCGCCAGTTGGCTGAACAAATTCAGGCCACTCGTCGGTAGGAGTAGGTTCATCACCACCGCCACCCTGACTATTTTCAAGTGCGGTTACTCTAGTTTCTAAGTTAGAAATACGAGTCCATACTTCAAGAATTTCGTTACGAGTATCAATTGTTACAGTATCTTGGGCCTTTCCACGAGCCATTTCTAGTAGTTCTTGACGGTCTTCGTCAGTTAGGTCGCCTTTGATATGATAGAAATTGATACGACTAGTTAGTTCAGTTAGGTCAAAATTATCACTATTGATAATAACTTCAAAAGATTGTTTGGTTGTCATAAAAATCACTCCTTTTACGATGTTATACCGCTTCCGCAAATTTCATAGACCACAACTCTACACGAACTAGAAGCTGCGGTTGGGTATAAATATATATTATAGGCTTGTGCTGCTCTAGAATAAAAAACAACTGGAAAACTACCAGCAGTGGAACCACTAAAATCTTTGAAATATTCAAATTGTACAGTAGAAGTGGCCGTTCCGCTTCTAAGCTAAATTCCCTAAGTTGATGTACTACAATAAAGAGCATAAAAACAATTAGCTTTACTAGTAAAACTTACACCGCTCGCGGTCCAAGCATTAGCCGCTGTAACTGTAATTGTTTCATCTGCTGAAGTTGAATGTTTCATATGAGAATATAGGGTTTCTGCTGTTGAATATAATGTATCTATGTTTGAAATAAGATTAGTGATATTATCAGCAATAGCATCGCCATAAACACGTAAGGTATTATCTGTATAAGTATCGCCGTTTATGGTCCAAGCATTGCCATTATTTTTTATTTTGAATAATGCCATAATAATTTCTCCTTACGCGTGCGTTTTTAGTAATCTTCTAATATAGAATGTATTTGCTGTATCAGAGGATGCTCCTGTGCTATTGCTTCTAGCATGAACATATATTGTATTACTAGTAGTAACAACATAGAAAATAGGATTTAGCTACATTAGTTGATTAGTACTAGGGCAATACGCAAATCTTCGACTAGAAGCGGCGTCTGAACTTGATGTTCCAACTGCTATACCACTAATTCCTTTTGAGCTCCAATTCGCTCCGATAGCAACTAGTGAGCCATACGGGGCCTCTGCGGGCGCAAGCGAAAGCCCAGTATAAAACCAGTCTTTTGCTGTTGTAGAAACAGTATGTGTTGCTGTATGCTATGTTCCCAGAGTTAGTTCATCAACTAATGTATCTATCAAAGTTTCAGCAGAAGTCAATTTATCCAAAGCGGTGGTGATATTATTTGCTACTATATCACCATATACTCTAAGCGCAGTATTGTCTGTAACTGCACCGCCAAGAGCTACGGCGTGTGGTTTTATATCTATTGCCGTACTAGTTTCAATAACAAGTTCAGTAGCCATATAATATCACCTCTTATAATAATGGTCCTAAAATTTTATAAATTGCATATGTATTACTTCCTGTCGCAGTTCTACTGACCCATAAATGATAATCTTCATATGTGGAGCCCTTATTCGTACGACAATAGAATACTGGTAAAGCTAAATTCATTCTTGTACTTGAATTTAGGCAGTATTCATAAAAATTTATATTACTAGTACTATTTTCTGCCCTGATTCTCAAATCAGCAACACGACCATTAGTATTTGCGCCATAAATAGCGTATATCGCTCCTTGTTCTAGATCACCGAAAGTAATACCAGTATCTTCTAATGTATTCGCCTTCTTCGTTGTATATGTTCCTGTTACTACGGTTTCTATTGTAAACATATCATTCAATGTCGTCAATGTCGCCTACGCCGCGGTAAGACGAGAGGTGGCATCGGTAATGTTGTTTGCTATAATGTTGCCCCAGACGTGGAGAGTGTCGGTATTGGAAGTCAAATCTTCTGGATATGCTGCATGCCAACTGTCTATAATTGATACCGTATTATTAGTAGAAAAATAAATGGTCGGCTTATCTACTTGATCACGTAACCATGAATTATTATGTCGTATACTTTCATAAATCATATCATCAGTATAGTCAGAAAAATCATTTAGCGCGGAGGCAATACATCCAAAAGTAGTAGTATATTCATTTGTTACATAATTATGGATAGTACCATTTATATTATATATCATAGCACCGACAATATAATGACCATTTCTTATTTTTTTCTAATATATTATTGGTCCAATACTAACTAGATCTGAAAGGTCATCATAATCGCCCACTGATATTTCATCGCAATCATATAATTTATATTTACAATCTTCTATTGAATAATTAGAAGCAGGATCAAATAATAGAGATAATTCAGTATAAACATTAGGGCCAGTAAAACATTTTGTTACCTTGTTATTTATGTATTCTGCTGGATAATTCTTCATTTTTATACAATAAAAACTAATTATTGAATAAGGAGCAAAAATATATAATTCTTTATTTATAACATCTGTATTTGTTGAAGAATCTGTTACTGTAATTTTTATTTTTCTTATTGCTGACTCAATGAAATCGTAATTTATTTCTGCACTCCTATCCATCAAATAGCTTGCTATTATTTGTACTCCATCTTGGGTAGAACTAACTGACTATGATTGCTAAGTAACAGTACAGTAATGAAATGAAGAAGTATCAAAATTACTAATTCTCACTACTTCTGCTGCATTTGCGACGTCAGTTTCAACATCTACCTATATAGTAACAGTATACTAACTAACATTAGAATACATATACCATCCATCAGTAGCATTACCTTCTAAACCCGAAATAATTTTGAAATCTTTTATTTTTAGCATCTCAAATCACCTCAGGTCGTAGGAGCGCAAACAAGTTCTAATCCAGTGCTGGTAGGAATCCATTGCCAAACCGCACCAGTACCTTCTACATTTACTTGTGAAGCGGTTACATTAGTAGCAGTAACATATCCATTATTTGTTACTGTTACATTATTACCAATTATTGTGTTTGTATTAGAAGGTCTAATATGATTATATAAATATTCTGCCCCCGGTTCATAATTTACATCTGTAGTATCCACAGAACTATCAATTATGTCTGCCCAATCCGCACTCCCAGTATTTTGCTATACATAAGTAGCAACTGCCGCGGAAGTGGGTAAGTTAGTTGAAGATGACGTCACAGTAGAATCTACTTGTTTCGTCGCGGCTTCACCTAAAATTATGCTACCAGTTGCTCCCGTAGTGCTTACATTTACAGAAGCTGGCGTAGTTGAATATGAAACAGAAGTTGTGGTATCTGTAAATACGGCAGTTGAAGGAACAGAAGTTCCAATAGTATATCCGCTATCTTGAATTACTTTGCCGGTAGTATCACTAAAAGTTGCTACGTGAGTTGCCGTTGCGGTCGCAGGGCCGCTGACCTTATCGCTTACATCTGTTACAACAGTTCCTAGATTTACTACTCCAGAGGTTCCTTTGGATGTTCCATTCATAGTAATACCGGTAATAGTGCCGACATTAGAAGTATAGCCCATCGGGTTGGAAGAATCATATGGAGTGTAACCTAAGGCAGAAGTTATATTGGAAGAAGATAACTCCGAACCTAATGACGTAAGTGTCCAACCGTTTGAGGTTCTTTTTAGTATACCTTGTCCCGTTAGGGCTTCGATTAGTTTTAGGTCCTCAGCGCTAGAAATATTGGATAGAGGAATAGTAATAGTGCTATTGGTTATTGTGCCTAATGGAAGAGAAATGAAAGTAAGAGTTGGATTTGCGGTAGACATATCAGATACCTAAAATCCTTCTATGATTATATTTTCTCCAACATTGTCAGTAGTAAGAGAAACAAGTAATAGAGTGTTTTGGTAAATATCTATATTCACGCCTCTATAATAATGAACGCTACTAGTACTATTATCTATATATATGCCTATTATAGGATGATTCCAACTATTATCAGGTCCTTCAATAGAACTTACGTAGAAATTACTACCATTATATTCTATTCTTATTACTATCACTTCGGCATAATCATCAATATTTGAAGACGTAATTACCGAACTATCTATTGTCCATTGTCCATTGGCTATCTATTGTAAAAATCCCGTATTTCCACCGGCCGCCGCGCTTTCAATAGCCTACAAATTAGTCGCATCTGTTACATCAGCCAAAGGTATTGAACTTATAGTACTTCCACCTGTCCAAGGCACATTGACCGCTAATTTTCCATTAGCATCCAAAGCTACTGGATAAACGCGATTTGCTGTTTCTGTCGCGGCGGTTGCCGCATTAGTAAGTGCGGTTGTACTTACTAATGAGGGACTAACAGTGGCGATATTGCCGCTATACGCGACATCTAAACCAGTTCCGGTTTTCAATTGTTTAAGACTTGCTTCACGAACGGTTACAGACCAGCCATTGGTTTTATTTAGCTTATATATATAAACCTAATCGCTCATCTATGTCGCAGAATGAGAGCTAACGGAACGATAATACTAAAATTCTACTTCAGTAGTAGGTGGATTGGCATTTACATAAGCCATAAATGCTAAACGAGTTTGCGCGCCAGACGCGGGATTACTATTAGAAGAAGCACGGCAATATACAATTGCGTGTTTATTGTAAGCATCTATAAAGTCATTCCAAGTTGAACTACCATAGGATAAAATTACCATTGGCTCTTGTTTAGCATTCCAATTCATAGCCGAGGCTATATCTATATCAGGAATTCCATCATTTGGTTTTACATACGCGCCCAAATCGGACGCGGTAAGAACTACATCTCCTGTCTATGTATTTACAGAAGTAACAGGAGTACTGCCATTTATTTGATTTATCCAAACGTTCCATTTTTGATTGCTATTACCTAGATTATAGGTATTAGTTGTTTTTGGAAGTAAATCAACTCCAAAAGTCATATGACTATTAGCCATCAAAAATCACATCCTTTATTATGTTATTGTAGTATTTCCATTAGAATCAACTGCGAAATGAAATACCACAGTACCACTTTCACCATTTGGAACCTCTATTTCAAAAGTGTTACTACCGGCCGCGGTTGTAAGCACGGCCTTAGTAACTTTCAAGTTCAACTCTATATCTGTTGAAATATAGGTTCCTGCTGTGTGTAAAGTAATTGTATTATTTTGTTTAGTCAAATTATTTTCAGTTATTGTCATATAATTTCAACCTCCAATAATTAGACTATTGTATAAGTGCCATCATAAGTACCGATTGTACCTGCGACTAATGCGCCGCTATTGTCATAAGCGCTATAACCAGAAAGAATATAATCACCGGTTAGAGATGCGCTAGCACCATCAGGGACTAATTGTGCTAATGAAATTTTTGAATTTTCTACATAACCGGCATTGATATATAAGTAATCTCCTGAAACCAATACAGGAGCGCTATTAGAAATATCGGTATAAGTTGTGCCAGAAGTCGCGGCATTAGCGAATGTGGCGCCACTAATTGGAATATAAGTGACAGCGGAAGCAGCGGCACCTACTGTTAGGTTACTACTTGGAGTAGTAGTGTATTGACCACTTGTGGTCGTACCATAACCAGCAGAAGTAACTGTTGCGGTTGCCGCTACTGTTCCAGTATTCGCAGCAGAAGATACTGCGACATAGTAGCCACTAGCAGGTTGTGTAGTGGTTGCCGCACCTGCCTCAGCAATATTTGTATTATTGTTTTTGGTAATACTGGGCGTTTTTGTACCAGTACCACTCAGATTAGCCTAAATAGCAATTTTATTCAAAGTGCCATTTAGCTGCGCACCATCGGAATTGCTATTTTTTGTACCAACATTAGAAGCAATGTAGCCTTCTGTAAAAGTTGGGGCAGATACATCAGCAGAACCGGTAATACTGTATTTTCCAGTTGAAGAGTTATAAGCAATTGAAGTGGAAGTAATAGTTGCGGTACCAGAAGTAACAGTGCCCGCCTTGATTGGGACATAATAAATATCAGATTGTGCGGCACCAACTGTATGAGTCGGATTATTATATATATAATAATGTTCATTTGAAGCATAACCGCCACGCTGAACATAGGGTGAAGCGGTAATTGTTCCGGTATTGGC